TAAATTTTGTTATGTCAATAAACAGCAAAAATAAGGGTTCAAGATTCGAAAGAAAGATAGGTGCTTGGTTTACAAAATGGACCGGGTACAAATTTGAAAGGAATAGAGCGGGGAGTGGAGCTTGGCATTCAAACAAGGACTCCACTTCTGATTTAACCTGTACTGATGAAAGGCATGCTCATAGATGTAAGATATCCATCGAATGCAAGAATTATAAAGAGATTAAGTTTGAACATCTACTCTTAGGTAATAAGGGATGCGATATACTGAAATTCTGGGAACAAGCTTCTAAGGATGCAAAAAGAGCAAATAAAGTTCCCATACTCTGTATGAGATATAATTCAATGCCCTCAGAAGAATTTTTCTTTGTAGTTGGAAAGGATTTATCTTCCGTATTCTATAAACCCCTATTCGATAAAGCCAATATTATGGTAATTGATGTACCAAAGATAGATGAGATTCTTTATGTATTCATGGCTAGTGATATACTGAAGAATGTAAACTATAAGTTAGTACATAAACAAGCTAAGTTAATTATTAAAAACCGGTAACCTATGAAGAAGCATACCCCATACTCATATTGTATATTTTACCTTGAAAGGAAGTACTGTGATAAAATCAATAAAGAACTCAAAGAAAAGGGGTATGACCAAATCAAGGCAATTATTCCTATGGTAAACGTATTAAGAAAAACCACAAAGGGTAAGATGGTATTCGAAGAAGTACCAGTATTATTCAATTATGGTTTTATGAGAATGCCCACTAAATTAGCATTCTCAAGGCCATTTCTTAATAAGTTACGTAGAAATATATCTGGTATCAGAACTTGGTTACGTAATACCGAGACAATGCACCCAAGAAAGAAAAAGGTAAGGATTGACAATGCAGAAGACTTTGATGATTTCTCTTTAGTGGCTACTTGTAGTAGAAAAGAAGTAAGGCGATTTAAACGTATTGCTAGAGAGAATAAGAAGTTTTCAGTAGATGATTTAGTCAATGTAAAGCCTGGAGATTACTTAGTATTACGGGGTTATCCTTATGAGGGAGTAGATGCTACAGTATTAGAGGTTGACCATCTTTGTAAAAGAGTAAAAGTTCTTATATACCCTGAAATGGGAAGAATGGAAGTATGGTTACCTTTTGACAACGTTATATATAGTGTATATTTAAATCATGACCCAGATAAGCTTTATGCTAATTCTGGGGAATATGACCCTAATCAGATAACCAATGAAGCAATTGATAGTATAATGAGATATAGGAGAATTTAATGTTATGAACGAAGCTCAACAAAAAGCCTGGAGTTGTTTAATTGATAAAGAACAACAGTCATTATTCCTTCAATTATCCGAAAGTAAATCTTCATGGGAAGCTGGTGAAATTTTAAAGTTATCTCATTACAAGTATCTTGAAATCCGAGAACGGTCAGGGAAATTCTTTAGGCTATTCTCGGATTTTTTTGAGAAACACACTTCTATTTTTCGACCAGATTGCCCCTGTGAGAGGAATTTCCAAGATTATATGGAGGGATGTTTAGAGAAAAGATTAAAAAGAAAAGAAGCAAGCTTATTCACAGGAGACTCAGCTCAATTACTCCCAAAGGTAAACTCTAAAAATATAGAGAGAAACATGAAGAGGTTAAAGGAGTCTGAGGATGAATGGGACATAGATACTCTAAGATTAATTCTTGAATTTGATAGGTGGAATAACTTTAGAATACTTCCAAGGATGCTACAACAGCCATCTGCATTTAAAAGGCGGTCGAATAAGAGGGATAAGATATATATCAAGTATCTTCTTAATAGAGTACCGGATTGGATGCACACTAAACTCAAGGAAAGGTTTAGGTATAAAGTAAAACCAGGAAAGAAAAAGTATTGGGTAGCTTTAATATCTGAGGACCTATATACCGATGGTTATCTATTGTTACCAGTAAGACCTTTGGATGAAGTAGTAAATGAATTCAGTAGATTTTACATGTATGTATTCAAAACTAAAGATGATGCTGATACCTTTGGTTTTATGGTATCTAAGTTCATGATTAAAACCGAATCTGTTAAGCTTGGACAAAAATTCTGGCCAGAGTACCGTTGCTGTGTGGAAAAAGCAGTAAACTATAATCAAGTGAATAACATAGAATTCAATATTAAGAAATTGGATATGGCTTATAACACACATATCAAGAGAAAGCATAAAAAACCTAAATCCACTGCTGCGAACCGAGCAAAAACCTCGGATTTTTATAAAAATAAATAGAGAAATAAGATAAGATTAAATTATTTATTCTTATATTTGCAAAGAAAATAAATGAATACTTTAAAATATTAATGATATGGCAAAAAAAAGTAGAAAAGACATGAAAGCTCCATCCAAGGAGAAATCAAATTTCCTTGGTGCTTCTGGGAGAAACATGACTTATAAGGATTTAAAGAGAAAGGCAATAATATTAGGGATGCCTTTCCCTGATGCTTGTTCTGCTGGGGTATTTGACTTATTACATTATATCAATGTATCAGAAGAAAAGCCCGATAAATCGTTAATTGATAAATATGACGATTGGATGGATAAGCAATTAGAAAATATTGGGTATTCGAAAGATGACCCATTAAGAAATTCTCGATTAAGGCTTGGGTTTCTCGGAGAAGAAGGGGAAAATGGGCAAAGAAGAACCAAACGAGTTCCTGGGATAAAGAAACCTCGAGAAAAGAAACCACCAAGAGAGAGGGATGAATTTAATCTTATCAAGGGTACAAAGAAATCTTATGTATTCGAATTAACTGCAAAAGGTTTTGAACTTGATAGAGTTATTCGGAGAATGAAAAAGAAATTCCCCGAAGCAAATGAGAAATCTATCAATCTTTGGTATAGAATGGCAAAGAGGAATATAAATGGTAAAACTAAAGGAAAGTAACAACGGACCCATACGACCAGATAGATATTATATATGGACTTGGAGACCAGATACTACCAATAAGATTGTTACTGAAAAGAAATTATATAGGAAACATTTAACCGGTATACCATACTTTACTAGACATCAAGTAAAGGTTACCTTAGTTTATCTTTATGGTGTAGATGTTCTTCAGTATATCCATATAATATCTGGGAGGAAACTTATAAAACAAGGCATTAGAGAATTATCCGATATGAATGGTAAACTTCTTAAAAAGGGTAGTACTAAATTCTGGTTTAAGGGTAAATTCGTAAAAGCAAGGAAGTTCATAATGCCCGATGAATATCACATAGATAAACACCGACGAAGAAGATTTATGGTACAAATGCACCGAGTCTTTAAGTCTAAAGGAAAAAAGGAATTCAATGAAAGGTACTCAATCAAACTCTATGGACAACGGCAAGGCATATCTCCCAAGTATACAAGGCAAAAGAGATTACAAATCAATCTTGCTATCCTACAGGATTTACAACAGGCTGAGTCAAGAGGAGAAACATAAATTCAATCTGTTATTCCTGCAGTATCCTCCATTGGTAAGTTCATTGGCTTTATATTTAAGAAAGAAGATGAACATCCCAATACAAAAGGTACTATTTATCAAAGCACAAAGGGATATGCTCGAAATATTCGATGAGGCATCACTTAAATTTTTAGGGTATTTGCCTAAAGAAAGGTTTATTAGGAAGTCTCTATTATTTCAAGGGTTTGTTCCATTAGAGAGTATTAAACTTAGAAGGTCTTATGCTTATATAATGACAAATAGGATGGTAGAAAATAAAATATGGGTCTACCCAATTCGATTATCCGATAACTATAAAACAATGATAAAAGGGAAATACAAATCCTATACCGAAGTATTTGGGAAGGTGGGTATTCCTGGGATAACTAAAATTAAATATAGCAATGAATAATAACGAAGGTTTTAAAATCACAGCACATCAACCAGCAAACCCATTTGCAGGTAAGAAGTTTAAGATAGTCACTTATCAAGGTGACAAGGAACTTGCCTCTCAGGCAATAACAATTGAATCTCAATTAGAATTAAAGACAACTCTAGATGAGATAAAACAATTCAATATTGCTCAGGAGGAATTAGTAAAATCTGGGTATACTCAGAAATCCATACTGGTAAAGAAACTTATAACAGAGTGATATAAATAAATTATTAACCAACTTAAACATTACGAAAATGGCTAAGAAGAAAAAAGAAGTGGAACTGAAAGAAGTTTCCAGAACAGAAATCAATGGTGCAATCATCATTAAGTACGAAGACGGCTCAGTAAAGATTATCCCTGCTCCTATCATGCTTTCTGCCGAAGAAGCCGAAGACCCTTTCGGTTCTGAATCCGATGACGAGGAAGAAGAAGAGGAAGAATCAGACGATGATGATGATGATGATGATGATGATGATGATTCCGAAGAGGAAGAAGAAGAAGAGGAATCGGATGATGACGATGAGGAAGATGAGGAAGGTGATGATGATGATGATTCCGAAGAGGAAGAAGAAGAGGAAGAACTGACCGGTGAAGAACTTGCCGAAATGGACTTCGAAGAACTTGAGGATGTCTGCGACGACAAAGACCTTGAAACTGACCCAGACGATTATGATGAAGACGACGTCGAAAAACTCCGTAAAGCAATTGCCAAAGAACTCGGTCTCAAATTGCCGGCAAAGAAAGAAGCCAAAGGTAAAGGCAAGAAAGGGAAAAAGTAATCTGGTAACCGTATTCAAGATTTAAAAGAAGGTAGGGAAATTTCCCTACCTTTACTATCAACTATTAATAAACGTAGAAGTTTACTTATAATAACCATTAACTTATAAAACATTAAAAATTATGGCAACAAAGAAATCAGACTCCAAGAAGAAAGGGGATAAGGAAAAAGACCCCGAAAAAGAAGCTAAACGTAAAGCTCGTCAAGAGGCACTTAAGAATCGGCCGGCTGAACAACGCCCTAACAGCAAGCAAATCGATGTTATTGCCATTAACGACAAATCCAAGGTAATGAACTTTGGTTATGCCGTTAAGAACAAGGAAGGCTATCAGGGTGTAGTGGTTACTTCTGTATTGGTTACGGATGGCAAACCGGTATCAACTTCAGTTTCATTCGTTCCGGGAACTCTTACCGTTAAGTCTAAGAAAGGACATGGCGTTATTTGTTCTCCGAAAAACAAAAAGGCTAAGGAAGAAGAAGAGGAAGAATCAGAAGATTAAACTCTAACTTACTAACTACTATCCCATATGTCTGCTATATAAATTTAGAGTTTAAGTTCATATGAATAACATCTACACTTAGGACGTTGTTCAGCCAAAAGCTCATTGCCTGTGAAGGTAGTGGGCTTTAATTTTTTATACCCATGGAAGAAGAGAAATTAGCAATTCGAAAGAATATTCGAATACTTGCATTGGATAATCTAATAAATACTTATACTGATGTACTAGAAGATAAAGAATTAAACCTGGGACCAGATGAAAGGGAACTTGCCATCAATATAATAAATGAGGCAAGAGAAATGCTATCAGAAGAAACTCAGGAAGTATCTAACCAAGTAATGCAAAGACCCAAATGGAAAAAGACTTAAGATTATTAGTGGGAAACATTAATCAAACTCTCAGAGAATTAGATTATGTTTCGTACCTTAAAAAGGTAGCTCTTAGTAAGGGTAAGAAAGGCGAATACCAATCCCATAGGTTGAAGAGTAATTATCTGAAAAGAAAACTCATATCTCTTAAAGGAGCCCTGAATAAAAAACTTCATGGGACTTATATTGTTGCCCAATTTAATTTTATAAGGGGGGAACAGAAAGAAACTTTTGAACAAACTTTTACGGACTTATCTCAGAAAGAGGTAGAAGATATACTTCAACTCGAGGCAGTTTTAAAACAATGCAGTTTAGAAATCCTAGAAATTAAAGAAATCCCAACCCAAATTAGGAAGGTATAACTATGGTATTATGTAAATAGGAAATTCAATTATTCACCTAATATAAATGAAAATGGCTAAGGAAACAGAAAAGAAGAGTAAATCGGAATCCAAGACTCCGGAACTCACAAAGGCTAAGAAAGCTTTGGATGCTTACCTTAAAGAGAACAAGTTGGACCCTACTAAGGATTGGACCAAAGACAAGAAACATGGTAAAAAGGTTACCGAACTTGTAAACAAGCTCAATAAGGAAAGAGACAAAGTTGCTGCTGCCTATCCTGAAGCTGACCAAGAGAACAACAAGAAATTGGTAAAACTCCAGGAAAAAGAGAAGAAGGAAAAAGCTGAGAAGAAGGCTGCCAAAGAGAAAAAGGAAAAGAAAGGAAATGGTGGTAGAACAGCTACCAAATACGATTATCCTCTCATCGATGGCAGAGAAATGACTTCGGCTGAGAAGAAAAAATACCGTATGGAGCAAAGAAAACTTGCTTCAGGTAAGGCTCCTAAGGAGGAAAAGGAAACTAAGAAAAAGAAGGAAGAAAAGGTAAAAGAGAAACCGGCTTCCGATAAGAAAGATAAGAAGGCCAAAGACAAGAAGAAAAAGAAGGCCGCTAAAGAAGAAGATTAATAAGAGCACTTTTTACTTTTACTTATCATATTTTTGAGTATTCGTTAATAATGGTAGAAGGCCTGGCAATATAAAAATTGTTCAGGCCTTTTATTTTCTAATTAAGTCGAAAATGGAACAAGAAGTATATAAACCAAAACTTAGAATCACTACACTATCAGAGAATGGTACCCCATTATCCGATAGGTTGGTAGATGCCTATACCGAGATGAATTCAGGTCCAAAGGTACAGCATAACGGTCCCATAAGAGTAGAAGTAACTCTTACTAATAAACAAGATATTGATAACTTCAAAGAATACTTAGATAGGTTATCTGGTACATTGCCTGCTAAGGCACCTAATGTGGGCAGAGGAAGACCTGCAGGGTCTACAACTAAGGAATTGGAATCACCAAGGGAGGACATTCTTGCAGATGTAGAGAAAATGATTGAAGAGGGTAAAAGCCAACAAGATATTATTAAATATCTGTATTTATCCTTACTGAGGACTTTCTATTTCACTTTCCTGGATTTGAGTTTAATAAAAAAGATGTGGGAGAAGCAACCGACAATAAGCAATATCCCAATTCATTCTCCTGGATGGCAAGATGTATCAAACGGGCTAAGGACCCAAAAGCAGATAAATTTGACCCAATGGTAATCTTTGGTTTTAGCATTCTTGGGGGACCCTCGAAAAAGATTATCCCATATCTCTATAAGGAAAGGAAGAAACCCTTAAGGGCCCAAGTTGGTAAAAACGTAATCTCCTTCTCTCAGGCAGAATTCACTAAACTTCCCAAGTATATGAGGGAAGATGAACGTATTAAGTTCTCTACAGAGCAAAGACAATTACTTCTCAATCCAGAAAAGAAGCCTTCTAAATTCTTTATGCGATGGGTAGATGATGCTATCTTCCCCGACTCAATCAAGGAAAAGATAGAGGAAATCAAGAACCGCTAACACTTACCTCCGTATTTATTAAAAGAGTATTTTATATAAAATAATTTTTAGTATATTTGCATAAAGAAAATTTAATTATGGACAAGGAAACAAAAGACATCGTAAAGCTCATTGCTGGTATTCAGATTGAATCACTCAACTCAATCAAAGAGGACGTTAAAAATGGAAATGATATTGCCCAAGACTTAATCAAAAAACTCCTTCAGATTGAGGATGATGAAATAATTCGAGCACTAGATGAGCACATTGAATTATACGTAGAAATTGAGAATACTCCTCAACTGATAAATATGCTAAGTGAATACCAAATGCTGGTATGCTCTCACATATTATTCAGAATGGAAGATGAATGGGTACATACTAATTCTCAGGGAGTACTTGGTACCTGGGCAATCTTCCAAAGGGCAAATCTCAAATTCCACCCAGAACTAACACTTTTAAAATTTTAATATAGACATGGAAAAGAACGAATACTTAAAATCAGTAGAAATGAACACTGGAGTCGAAATGATTCCTTGCGAATCCTCTAACATTGGGGGCTTTGGTTATGACTCAAAGAAAAAACAACTTTGGGTTGCTTTTAAAGGTAATCGAGTTTATCGCTATGATGATGTACCTTATGAAATCTGCAACGGTTTACATCAAGCAGAATCAAAAGGTAAATACCTTGCAAAGAACATTAAAAATAAATTCGAAACTACAGGTTATGAACTCAGAAACTAAATTCATATTGGGCCTGGTAACCTTGGGGGCAGTGATTTACTTTATTGGTGAGAATAGAACTCATCCAGTAGAAGTGAGCACTGCTCCTTCTCATTTTGAAAGTCCCATAACCAAGTTAATCTCTCTTCAAGATAGCATGGGTATTAAACCAAAAGAAAGGGAGCAAAAGAAACAATGGTATAAGTATAGGGTAGAAATAGAAACTATTCCAGAAAATCAAATCTATAAGATTGAGAAATCTGGATACCAGCAATATGAAGTTTCTAGATTGGGTGAAACTTATTCCTATGTAACCTACGAATTTACCTCAGACAAGGTAATGACTACTCAAGAAGCCTATGACTTCGTAAAGAAATATCCTGAAAGATGTACAAGGGTACCAAATACATCACAAGATAACATTTACGATAAATATAACGAGGATTACGAAGATTACATAAATGACCCAGAGGACGAAATTAACTATCCTCCAGAGGTCTTCGACTTCCTAGCCGATTAACCCGAGCAAATAGAAAATAATTCAAATAAAATTTTTCTATTTAAAATAAAGTTCTTATATTTGTATCAGAAAAGAAATTAATCATTTTACTAACATTTTAAATATAGACGTTATGAAAAAGAATGAATCAAAGGTTACTAACCTGGTTGCAACTGAGGTTGCCGAACAACTTGAAGGAATTAAAAATTCTAAGACTGCTAAGGCTTCTGCTCCTAAGGCCAAAAAGACTAAAAAGGAATTGGTACAAGATGCTCAAGAAGCTGCCACTAAGTTTGCCAATGCTAAATTGGTAGAACTCTCTCCTAAAACCAAAACTTCCAAAAAGGAACAGGTTGTCAAGGAAGTTAAGGAACAACAAAAACCCTCCATCATCGAACAGGTAATTTCTAATCGGGAAGTTAAATACGTATACCCTGCCGATGTAGTTGATACACTTGCTCGTAAGAAATGGAGACAACAAACTCGAAACGAACTCCATCGATTGGAACTTGCAATGGCTCGTATCAAAGATACAAACTCTAAGGAATTCAAGGCTGCGGCTAAATCCTATGAGGACTTTAAAAAGAAGGTCCTCAAACCAGAACAAGTTGCATAAACCTTTATTAACCAGGTGCCCGGGATAATTACCTGGGCATCTCAATTCATACAAAATGGATTACACTATCTTCTCTGATAAAGAGATGCTTAAGCAGGACAAAGAATTGGTAAAATTACATAAACGATGTTGTAAGTCCTATCTAATCCAACATTCACTTAAGCACTCCAAGATTAAAAAGTTCTTTATCGTTTACGATTGGTATATAAATACTGATAACGTAAGGAATTTCTTTTTCAGGCCTATAAACCTTTTCATTCAGGCATTGCTTTTAGGGCAACTTGATGAAATATCCGATTACATTAATCCTAACAAAAATGGAAAACGAAAAAAGAAACGAACCAGAAAAATATAACGTACTTTACTGCAAAGGCAAATATCAGTATAAATCTAAATATCCCCAAATAGAAACTAAACATAAGGTTATCTATGCAGGGCCAGTAGAACCAATGGCACCCATCTGGGATAATGTATCAGATATATTAAGGAAATCTGATAGAATTTGTACTGAATCTCGAAGAGAATTAAAGAAGTTAGAGGAACGTTCACAGAATAACCTTTACTTCAAGAAAAATGGTATTACCCATATAATCGTATACAAATGTTTAGAGAAATAGTTAAAGACCTATATATAGGCAAATCGAAGTTAACCATAGAATGTAACCAAAAGGAAATACCCCAAACTACTCTGGTTCAAGACATATTACAGAATACTGGATTTACGGGTAATATGCCCGACTACGGTACCTATGGTAATTTCAAGGATGGGAAATTTGAGATTACTCCAATGATGCCTAAGCATTGCTTATTTGTTACTGGAGTACCCAAAGGGGCCATCCTTGATAATTTCAGAGTTAGAAGAACTTATTGGTCCTCTTATTATGAGGATGATGTAAGAGGGTACTTATTTCAAATTACAGATGAAAATATACCTCGTTTAATAATCACAAACTAAATCTATATGGAAGCAATCGATTACGTAAAATTATTTAAACTCGACCAAGAGAATTATGACTTTAAAAGGGAAGAGTTTATATCCGAATTAGGTAAAGAATTTCTAGATTATTGCCAAACTACCACAATTGGGATAGATAAAAAGACTGGCAATATATACTACTACCGATTTAGGGAAATAGTTAAGAATTTCGAAACTAAATTCTGGGCAATCTCAGAACTTAAAATAGGAGAACCATTAACTCAGAAATTATGGAATGCCTTTTTCGCTACTCAGGTAGTTCCTTTAAGGCAAAGGTTATTCCCAAAGGTTCAGAAATTAATCGAAGGGCAAAAGGGGATAACCAATAACCGTAGTAAACAAGACAAAAAACCTACGAACCATAAAAAGGCAAACTATGGCAAGGGAAATCACAGACCTGCATGGGAATAAATTTAAGGTAGGAGATTATAAACTTTGCCTTAATATTCCCATCACTGGGAAAGGTAATTTAGTATTCACCAGGGACCTAATCTCTGGTGAACCTTTTAATTTATCAGTAAGTAAGAAAAAATATAAGGGATATTTCTATAACCTATCTTTGAATCTGTATGTAAGGTTCGATTTAGAGTATATGGGTTATGATGAAAGTTCCGATATCAGAAAATCTCATTTGTATGTCAGAAAAGGAAAATAAAATGGTAAGATTCCCAAGACCTATGGGGACTACTGCAATGGCATTAGAATATCAGAAGAACCCAAATGATGAACTTCTGATAAAGATACACAACTACATTATTAATCAATGGCTGATGGGTAATGGTGTATTATGTGGTATCACTTATGATATCAATACATTCTCATACCGTATGGGTATAGATATTAACTACATACGGGTATTTATGAGAGATAGGCTATTAAGCTCTAGAATATGGGATAAAGAAAAGGCAGAAGATTTACTACAAGCATTAATGGGAGAACAACTAGCATGGGCATTAGAAGACCGTATGGAAATAGCTCATCAGGTTAATATCCTAAGAGAATCTCAGGGAGGGAAATACGTACCGTTTATATCTGCCGAGCTGGGAAAGGCCCTTAAATTAAAGCTTGAATCCTCTACATCATTGCAATCCATTGTACGTAATCTCACTGGAGGAAGTACTACAAATATCTTTGCCCAATTTAATCAACAGAACAACGTAACACAGCAAAATGCAATCACAGTTGAAGAGGCACGTCAAATCGTATTGGAATCACAAAGGGTATTAGATAAACCAGAAGAGGCTAAACTATTGGAGGATAGGTATGACATTAAGTCTCTACCTGAAGTAGTTGCTACTAAACAAGAAGGAGTAGATACAAGTAAAGAGGGTCTTAACCTTAATAAAGCAGAGTTAATGCAAATTACTGATGATTATAAGGGAGCTATGTCTTCATTCTCTAAAGAACATCATGAACTACGTAGAGAAATCGAAATGCGTATAGACCCAGACGAAGAAGACCCAGAGTTATATCAATATGAAGACTTTGAGGAAGAAGAAAAAGAGGATGGCTCATTTGCATCTCAATTCCTCCGAAATAGTAAGCTCCCATAGTTATATCCGGATATTGCATATTTAAAAAGAAAGAATTATATTTGCATATCAATTTTAAAATAGACAAAAATATGGAACTACCAAAGACATCTTACAAAGAGACTCGGGTTAACCTTGTTAACCCGAGTACATACTTTAAATTAAAACCAACTGATACTGCTCCAGTATGGGTAAGAGACCATTATGATAAATCATCTAAGACTTATGCTTGCCATAAGTATGATGACTTAAATCACGAAAAATTTCTCAAGGGAACAAGGAAAATATACATTGACTTTACATTTTAATCACATGAACTTATTTAAACGAAAGAGATGCTGTAGTGAACTCATTGCCCTTAAAAATGGCAACTTAGTATTCAAATTGGGTAATACTCATATCAATGCTGCTTATAATACTTTACAGGCAATAATGAGGAAATCTGGTATATTCGATGAGAATCTATATTTCGATGTCTATCAGGAATATCGGAAACATTATGCTATATACGACATAGTACCATCGTTGCTAAGGTATAAGATACCCTTGATATTTTCAGGTAGATACCCAAAGAAACTATTCGATAATCAGTTTACCTTTGAGGAATTGATACCTAATGCTTTGGTATATCATAGTTTACCCGAAAATTTTAGATTACCAGAAAGCTTAGAGAAAATTCTTTTAGAAGTAAGAAAAAGGGTATCTGCTTATATAGACCAAGAAGATATATCAGACCAGGGTTATAGGGATTTGGTTCGAATGAATTTCGTAAAACAATGGGATGTATTTAGAAAGGACCCATCTCTTATAGATTGCTATATGGATGCTCAATTGGGCATGCTATATATGTGGGCTAGAGTAGAAAATAAAACAATCGTAAAGAATATAATCGAAAGAACTCTTGAACTAGTTCAAGAGTTCTTATCTAAATATCAACAAAATGGAGAATAAAGAGAAATTTGCTTTCCGAAAGGTTAAAATGTCGGAAGGTGTAGAGGTAGAATTTATTAAATTACTTACCTCAGTAGAGACTAAAAATGATGAGGATGTAATTAAAGCTTTTAAAGTTCAATTATCCTCTGGAGTATTAACTTGCCATGCAGAAATGTTATCTAGAACACCAAGCCAGATAATATTTCAAACATCTCAGTTCAGTAAACCCTATAACTTTTATAAAAACTGGGAACTATGGGTATTCTCTAATATCCTGGGTGTATGGACTTTAAATAGGTTTAGGATATGATTACAATGAAAAACCTCCAAGTAGAGGATATAAAAGATGAATGGTTATATAATGCCTTAACACAGGGCATCAAGGAATGTATAACTGCTCCAGTCCTAACTTTGGACCCAACAAAGCCAGAACCAATTAAGAGGGCAGAAATGATACTGGAGAATTTCTCTCAGGAAGATTCTCCAGTAGTAGCTACAGTGATTGCTCCAGGCAATTTCATACAGATGATATTACCGAAACATGAGATACTTCTCTCGGTAATGTTCATCTATAAGGAAAGGAATACCTATGTACAACTTATAATACAAAAACTTGCTTATGAACGAGAAAAGACTACCACCAAGACTAATGGTTCTGCTAGTGGTACTGAAGGGTGAAAAGGTATATAAAGTACCAATTAGGTCAGAGATAGAATTAGACCATCTAAAGGATTTCAATACACTAAGAAGAATCCTTACTCCTTTAGTACAACTATATCATGGAGTAGGTTTTGATACTAGACTTACTTACGATGAATTCAGTATCTTCATTAATGACCTACAACATTTGGGATATGAACGGTTAGATGAATATTCCTCGGGTATACAAGAATTAGTAGAAGCAAAACCCATTACTGAGAATAACCAAGATATTGAGAAAATACGAAAAGGGTTACTTATCTCTCTTAAATCTCAGGAGTTATCAGAGGTATTAGCTACTAAACTAAAGCAAGCCATACATGAAGTATTTGAAAACGAAAAGAAGAAAGGTGGACTAATGAACAAGGAACCCTCTTTAGAACCTATGGAGAGTTCAATTATAAGAGAGGCTCTATATTTGCTAACTCCCCAATTACCTTAATAATTGAAAGGCAGTGGATTAGACTGCCTTTCATAGCGTGTACACATCCTCAGCCTCCTTAAAAATAAAATAGATATATTTTTCTATAAAAATAAAAATGCTTATATTTGCATATCATTTTAAAAATAGACAAAAATATGAAAACGAACTCAGTAACTTACAATCAGGCAGACGAACTAACTAAGATAGTTCGCAATTTCTTAGAAAAGAAATCTACATTTGAACTTGACTCCGATGAAAAGGGTCATCTCTTAAATCTTCTAATGGGACTCTTAATCAAACTAGAAGATGATTACAAACTCAATTGCTTGGACATTAATCAGGTACAAATCTATGATACCACCTATTATTCTTTCATTTTCGAATCCGTGATAACTGCCGATACTAATCCCTATAAGGGGCAATTAGCATCTGCTGCAGTTCAATTCATGAATGAATTTACCGATAACGATGGGAGGTTCATATCATTCAATCAACTCGATAGAAACAACTGGATTTTCCAACTTAATTTCTCAATCGCATGACAAAGTATAACGTTAGTCCATTAGTTGCTCGGGAGATAGAATTCTCCACGGGCACTATCTTTGGTGGTAGCTGGTGCCGATACTTTATTTCAATCACTTTACACCAATGCTATATAGAAGCAACATGGAAAACCCGTCCTAAAAATGATTTAGACGGGAACAAAGAAATCTTTAACTCTTTACAGGAGTATCTAGATTGGTTTGCTAATCTTAAGAAAACTTACGGAAGGAGAATATCCCGTAAACAAATGGTATATGCTGCATACGATGAAACAACTCGTACCTTTAGTTACAAACCCTACGAAAATTGGGCTACCAGACGTTCTAAGGAGAAATTAAATAAGCCCAAGGAACCAATACTGGCCGATGAATTATACTAATCCCTAACCAGTTAATATATCCTCAGGGAGTTCAGAAACACCAACATCTGGGCTCCCTTAATTATTGCATATTTAAAATATTATTTCTATATTTGCATAAGAGAAAAATAAATATAATTATTAACCGACCTTGAACGGGGTCACAAAACTTATTTCTTATGACAACTATTAACGAAATCTCAAATCACATTATGGGTTACTTTGATGGAACTCTTGATGCTTTTGGTTACACTGCTCAATCAGTTAACGAAATCTCAAATCCGGATGAATCATACATGGGAACTCTCAATCTCCAATTCCGGGAGTATCCTATAGACGATGACGAAAAGGTAGAAACCTACTGCAGAGAATCCGATGCTTTTGAACAGGTAGTTCTTGATTACATCAACGAATTGCTTCAAAAGGAATATTATCCTAATGCCGGTTACCAATTAGAAAAACTCAATGATAACCATCACTTTATGGCAAATCATGGAGGAGATACTATCCAGGTACATTTCAATGATGAATCCCTTTTCATTATCATTACTATGACAGGGCAATATTAACAAAATCTTCTGGGAGGCACTCAAAACACCTCCCAGAACCTCCCTATTTATAAAAATAAAAGTAGTTATAAAAACAAGTTTAGAAATAATTTTGTATATTTGCAATGAGAAATATTTCTCAAATAATTTTAATATAGACACGTTATGAAAGAATTAAAAAATTTAGAGGCCATCCGGGAACTGCTTGCTTCCCACCCCATTTATACTTATGATTACTCCGATGGTCTTCTCATTAACAAGGAAGCTACCAATATCCAGGTTTATTCAATCGACTTAGAGGATGAACCTTTTGCTGATTATATCTCAGGATATATCATCACATATGCTTCAGAGGAAGTTCTCTTTGAAAATCTCAGGGAAAACATTATTTCTCACATGGACTTAACAAAGGGTGCCGATGACCAATATTATGATGATTCACCCTCACAGGTAGAGGCTATCCTATTCGGAGTTCTTCAATTAATCCCTGAACATCAGGATTATATCATAACCGGACTCAAAAAACATCTCCGGGAATTTATCCAAGACGATGAACAAGATGAGGACATGATATCCCAATATACCAATATCTACAATGCTATCGAAAAATGGGAATCAGACCACAGGGAAACAGAAATCTTCCAACAACTTGCAGTATCAGAATTATTTAACCAACTAAATAAATAATCACTATGGTAAACTTATATAAATTACTCAACGTACTGGAACAGGGCATGTCTCTGTTCCAACTTAATAAATGGAAAACCGAAGGCATCTGGTATCCAATCACCCAATACAAAAAGGAATCAGATGAAATACAGGTAGTAACTAACCTATTTGTTGCTGACCAGGAACAGTACCATATCCAACTATCTGGGAATTATCCAGAAGAATCTGAAGACTGGAACAAGTTTCTAGAGGAAAACCAATGGAAAATCTATCCCTTACTTGCAAATATAATGCAAGTCTTCTTGCCCACAGGGAACTATCAAATTATGTATACCCTATATCCACAAGGGTTCATATCAGTAATTGCTAAACCCATAAACAAATAACATTATGATTACCGAAGAACTTAAACATACCTTAGACTCATTACCTTCAGAGATACATGAACAAGCCAGGGAACTGGTAAAAACTTGGAAAACTGCCAATGACCGAATAATAAACGAAATCTTTGAACTTTCCGAAGAAGCAAATGATGAACTTCAACAAATTGCTGATGAAGCTAAGGGTAAACTATTTACCCTATTATTTGGCCCACTCTATCATCATTACGTATCTCAATATGTATTAGACCAGGACTATTTTGAAGAAGAGGAACAATTCATCGAGGACCTATCAAAATATTATAACCTATGACACCATACATCAAAAACCAATTAATCAAACTATGCGACCATCCCGAATGGTTTAACGATATGCTAACTATATGGGATAACAATCCCGAAGAACCTCATACGGCTATTCGCAATTATTTACAACTAAATGGATTACTAGAAAACACCAAAATAGTACATGTATCATTCAATGGAGATGAACCTAAACCGGGATTCTATTTCGAAATACCCAAAGATCCTAATATGTATCTCATACTTGGAATCCTGGATGAAGATGAACTCCCACATACCGTACTATTAGGTAAACCAAAGTTTAACCCTCAACTCAATTAACATCATGAAACCAATCATAACAGTAAACCAATACCCAATCGGATGGGAATGGTTAGACAGAGTACCTCTAGAGGACTTTACTTGGCTTATAGAAATATTCTCTATCATGACCGATAATACCGATACTTATGACTTTGTAGGATATACAGATTCCGAAACCCTACCAGGACAACAAAAGGTATGCTCAGTAGACAAAATACCATTAGCTAACTTCCTAAACGATGACCAAGGCTATGAATCCGGTATATCAATGTACGGCCACTACATAGCATGTAAATGCTTAGACATATCCTCAGAAAGAGAATACATGAATCAATTTACCGATATAAGAATACTAACCAACGAACTAAAGCCATGCTAACAAAAGGAAAATTCCTGGTATCTTTTGAGGTACCAGGTCACACTAAAGAATACACAGAGGGGTTCACAGAAGAAATGGTAATCCCATACAGAACTGAGGAACTTAACCCATACCTAAGGTACCCCAACCAAGAGATAAACAACAACCACCTCCACTCCGAACACATAGGATTACAAATAAGAGAAAGATTACAGATACCCCTAACAGATATAACCATAATCGATATAATATCACTACCATGAACATCATCTATCACATAATCCGAATAATCCTATCCGTAGGCACCATCCTAACCCTCATACGCAATGAGAATATCTACCAAGCCTACAAGCACTCCCACCCAACAAACAAAATAAGGTATATCATCTCACAGATAATAATATTAACCCTATACACCTCATCACTAATCCTGGTATCCTACACATATAGGATTATACTAAGATACATATAATAATACTAAAAATTATGAAATCACTAATCCTACTCATCGTAACAATCTGGCTCCTAATCCTAAATGAAGAAGCCTACCTAACAAAGAAATTCATCTACAGAATGAATGTAATCATAATCCTTTTAGTATATGCCTTCATACAGGTATACCTAATCGAATAAATACCCACAAGGTACCTCGAATAAATACCGGGTACCTCCCACACTACCCAACACAAAAATAAAACAAAATCATACTAACGCTAACTATGTTACATAATACCTAACTAAGGTACATAATATAATACCTATCCCCTCTATAACTAATATACCATCTATCAATATAATAATACCTAATACATATATCAAGGTACCTCGCCGGGGGTTTTGGGGATTTAGGCAAACAAGGCAAGTGATAACCCCTCTACTATACAAAGCCACTCAACTCACTATATAGCCACTATACCATATAGCTCTACTACACACTTTAAAGGCAATCACAAAAAGGCCTAAAAAGGCAAATAAATCCGACCATTAATGGCCCCTAAATCCGATTGCCTTGAGTACCCTTTATATGTATTATATTATAGATTGCATTCAAGGTAATTCGAAGGTAGGGGATTATATAATACAGATATGTTATGTAGCTTCTATGTATGTAGGTAGTATAGCTTTAGTACATCGTCGATTAATGGCCATCACAATTTACCTTGATTACCTTCACCAAGTTATTATATTATGTATTATATAATAAGTATTGGTTGGGGTTAGGTAAATAGGATATTAGGTTTTTAGGGCTAAACGGTTTATAGGATTTAAGGCCTTCAGGGGCATATTTAGGTAATATTCCTAGTAACTCTGTAATTTATTTGCTTAGTATTTATATTAGCATTAACTTTTGTATTCTAGGACAATTTTGTGATTTAGGGGTACCTAGATTGCCAAGAGCCATTAGGTATTATATAATATTAGTTATAGGTAGGGAAGGTAAATGGCAATCTCCATTCATGGCCTCTGGGGATTTAGGCAAATATAATTCAAGGCCCTTAATAACCTACGAAGGCAATTGGGGTTATTGCATAATTAAAATAAAGTCTTTATATTTGCAGCATAATAAATATAAAGTATTAATTATTAAAACCCATTACCTATGAACACAGAAGAATTATCAAACCGATTAACACAAATCGTACAAGGCATTACTAATACTCAACCTATTAGGATTAAGGCTACTATCGAGGTTTTCCTTGAAGAATTTGACCCAAGCCAGAACTATCTTCTCTCTATTTCAGATATAGAAGGCTATGAGACCCAATTTATCGAATTCGAGATTTGGGACAAAAACGATGGTCCTATACCAGGTATAAAACTTTTCAAGGATTTCAACATTTACCTTGAACGAGAATATTGCGAATACTAACCCATTAACCCAGAGCCTAACTTAGGTACCTGGGTTTTTACTTACGCTAACTTAGTAAGCCCTTATAGGCTATCCTAATCTCTATAGGCTTACCATAGTCCCTATATGGCCTTATTGAATTAGGACCTAATAGGTTTATAGAGGGCAATAATAGGGGTATAGCTAATCGGCCTTAATTCTTTATCACCTTAGTCCATTAAGGGCCTTCAATATACAGGTATATAATACACTCTCAAGAGGACAGGCATAAGCCATATAGGATTATCCCATATACATATCATATATGCCCACTACAAGGCGTGTGAAGATTACCCTTGTGAACCCCCAAAATTAAGTGCAAATATTAAGTGCACAATATTTTCTATTTTATGAATTTTTCACAAAAATAATTTTGAAAATAAAATTATTCATTTTCTCAAAAATTTTTCTTGAAAATGTTTGTAGATTAAAATAAAGTTCGTATCTTTGCAATACAGAAATGAAATAAATACTACCTTATTAGAATAGTTTAAAAAGTCTTGAAAGTCTATTTGAAAAGGTAATAAAAATAATAAATAATAAAACTTTCAAGCAATTTAATTATGAAAAAGCAAATTAATAACGTGAATGTAGAAAAAGCAAGTGCAAACACAAAAGCTAATAGTTTGATTGCTTTAGACGTATTGAAAAGCGTAAAAGAAAAAAACGCGGGTCTTTTCAAAACTTCTTTAGGGACAAAAACAGAAATTTATAAAAAAGAACTTTTTGAGGGTGCAAACGAAAAACAAATCAAATCGTTACGCAAAAAGTTCAGAAATGTAACTTTCAATTTTCTTTCTACGATTGCAAACAATGCAGATAAAAAACTAATTGAGGGATTTATAGACTTTTATAAACAAGTCTATACCTTAAATGATTTTTCATTTAATTCGATTGCATCAGAGAATACAAAAGAAGAAAAGAAAGCGATATTAATAAAAGGGCTTGAAATAGTGAAAAACTCTTTGAAGTAAAAACAAATCAGATAAGGAGTAAAATTTTACTCCTTATCATAAAAATAAAATTATTATGTTATTAATTTTGTTTGTTATCTTATTAGCTGTTTTTGTTAGTGCTTTATATGTAGTTTATATTCTTTTAAAATCAAATCATAGAATAATCTCTACTATTATTGACGTACAAACTTTTCAATTAATTAATGTAGAGCAATTTCTATTGATTGAACAAATAAGCATGAACTATTTAAATGAAGTTGAATATACAATTTATAAAAAATTTTCTTTTAAAACTTTTTTACTATACTTATGTTATTGTTTAAATGAACAATTTAAAGAAAATTTAAATAATCATTTAGTAGATAATTAAGAAAGCAAAGGGACAAATAAAAATGTTTGTCCCTTACTTTTTATTTTTGAATGTTAAATTTAACGGAACCGTACGCCCCTTTTAGTACCACAACTTTCGAAGCCCTCACATTAAGGGGTACCTTGAAGGCAAATACACATTTTTAGTACCACACAAAAATCACTCTTCGTGATAAGGGCATGCCCTTATATCCCACACCACACATGCCCACAAAACACACAAAGAAGCCAGGGATGTTAGGTCTCTGGCAACTAATTAAAGTATAGCACGAATTAAATCCTTAGTCCTATCTTTCCCAAGAACTCCTCGAACCTTACCACCTTTCTTCTCATAAAAGAAAACATAATACTGTTGAAGATTCCTTAACCACCATCTCTTAACTTCACCATACCCATCAAAATACCTTTCTATACAATTCATATCCAATTGGGTAATCCATATCTGATACCAAATCCGATTATCCTCTTGGCATTTAAGAACCCTCTTATCCCTATTATCACATACCACTGTTACCTTTACCATATTCTATGAATTTAAATTATATAATATCATAGCATCCTTCCTTATCCCTCTAGCAGATTACAATATCAAAGTTCTTTCTATAAACCAAACTTTATAAAATATGGAAAAAATAAACTTTAGAGGAGGGGAGAGATCTACCCAAGATGTATATGCAGAAATAAAAAATGGAAACTCTGAGAGATGGACAATACAATCTCAAAAGAGTAAGTATGTAAATGGCAAATTGTCCGGAGTTATTGGGGTTGGTTATTCTGCTAGCATCAATACCCCGGACTATGTTCTGGAGGAAGACAAGAGTAACAATCAGATTCAGATTACTGCACAAGATGACGGTACTTCTGGGCTTTGTATACTTACACAAGAAGAATCTGGCAATAAAATAAATCTACACCTTACTACTCCCGAAGAAAAAGAATACTGGGAAATACGTTTTAATCCTATAACCATCACTAGAGTAGACACGAGTGCTTTTTTTAAGACTACTACCAATATTAGTGGCGAAGGTGGATCTATGGCTGATGGTAACCAAAATATGTATTGGATAGTAAATCAAAATAGATATGCTATTAATGTCTATATTTCTAGCATGTTCCCGGGAAGTAATATCGAAATGTTGTCTTGGTCCTGCCTTGATAAGAATGGTAATGCTTTTAGTCCTAACTACAATATACCAAGTAATTCATACCTTACAACAAAAACAACTGGATTGGGTTCCTATACTCTTACAAAAGTTTCAGCTGCTCCCCCTGCTAGCATTGATACTCCTATACTCTCCAGTAGGTTTAACCCCACTAAAAAATATCCATTAGATTTGAATTTTTATTGGGTAGCTCCAACTTAATACCTGTATTAAGATAATATCCCAATTATAAAAGCAATTACCCAGAATATAAGAGCCAGTGTATATGCAACAGAATATCTATGCCATGGATACCAGCAGGTAATATAAGAATCTACTTTTAGTATTTCTGGATGTTCTTCCTCGTATTTTTTATCCTCTTCTCTAGAACTGTATTTATGAAATACATAGAAAGGTAAGAATACGAGGAAGATTATTAGAGCAACTGGGAACAAGAGTAGGAGAAGAATCTCCCACCCTTGCATTGATGACCCAGCATAATTACCATCTCTGTCAAAAAAGAATCTCATAGTAATTTGTATTTTATGTATCTGGTTAATAGGTAAATCGGAAATAGAGGTAATACTATCCATACCGATATAAATAATATCAGGGAATGAATCCTATGAGTGTACGGTAAATAATCTAAGCAAACCTTTACAAAGAATACCGTGAATGGCAAACATACCAAGTAAATTATAGCTAATACCGTAATCATTGTTCTCTGAAGTATTTGTTAATAATCTTGGTAAGTTTCTTATCAAATTCAATCATCATATTGAAAGCATCTGTATCTTTCATATTATTTATTTCCTTGTCAAGGAATTCTATATTCCTCTTAATCGAGAAATAAGCCTTGTATGCAAGGAATATTCTTTCATTCTCTTCCGTAATAGGAAGAACTTCCCCCTTTTGCCCATCCAATCTTGGATATGTATTATCTGGACCGAGAGTTCTTGCAACTTTTACTCTGTTACTAAGCATTGCAAATCCACCCTTCTTATCAATAGATTCTACTGTTACTTTCTCTGTGATGGATCTTCCTGATAATACGAAGATAACTTCATCACCTTCTTTGAGCTTTTTGATTTCTTTCTTTTCTTTTTTCATATCTTTATTTATAAGAATTTTCTTTATGCAAATATACGAAATTATTTCTTATTTATTGCATTATCTATTTTATTTTTTATAAATTCATAGGCATTGCCCCGGTAATCCTCTAGCATTTTGTATTCCTGTGGAGATAGAAATATTCCGTTTACTTTAAAAGCATCTCTTAGATGTTCTGGTATAGTGCCCTGGTGAGCAATGTTATTATAACGGATAATGAAAAGTTTCTCTCGGTCTTCATCAATAACTCCCAGAGTGTTTACTGGTTGGAGTTTAGTTTGGTAAATCCCTCCAAAAGCCGAGGGCACCATTAAAATATTTCCCGGTATTCTAGTTATCCAATGGGAATAATCGGGAGTAATTACGGCAATTTTACCCTCTTTCTCAAGTTCTTTATCATAAGCTAATCGATTAAACCAAAAAGCACATTTAAAACAAACTTGTTTTCTTGCCATAAGTTGGGGAATCTCTCTAGTTTCATCGAATTCCTCTAAATTAATTGGTTTGCCACATATCTGGCACTCATTTTTCTTGTCCATATTGCATTATTTTATAAGTTATATATGATAATAGAACCTCTAAACATATTGAAAATGGGTTATAAGCAATACTTTTGTTACTAAAATTGAACCATTAAAACTGATAAGTTATGGATAAACTAACAAATGAAATGATTAAAGACCTTGCTATTCGCTTAGGTCTAGAACCTGCTCTATTGAAAGCTGTTCAATTGGTAGAAGCAGCAGGTAGAGATGGGTTTTTAGCTGATGGTAGGCCTCAAATTCTCTTTGAGGGTCACATTATGTACAAAGAAGTACATAAGAAATTCCCTGACAGAGATTTAGCTTACCTTTGTAAGAGATATTCTACGATTTTCTTCCCTAAATGGGATAAATCGAAGTACTTGGGAGGTGTACACGAGTACAAAAGACTCGAATTAGCCAAAGAAATTGACGAAGAATGTGCATTGAAGTCTGCAAGTTGGGGTATGTTCCAGATTTGTGGGTTCAATCACAACCTCTGTGAATGTAAAGATGTCTTCGAATTCGTTCATAAGATGTCGGAATCTCATGCAAATCAACTAGAACTCATGTATTATTTCATGAAAAACTCTGGTTGTTTGAGTAATCTCAAAGAAAAGGACTGGGCTGGCTTTGCCAGAAAATACAATGGTCCTGGGTATGCCCAGAATGCCTACGACCAAAAACTAAGAAATGCTTACGAAAACTTCAAAGATAAATTATGAAAAGATGTCATTTTAACAGCTGGGTAGCAAAAGTATTTCTTTTCCCCAGTTACAAAGCAATTACTCTGGTGTATAACTCATTCTTCAAACACAAAGTAGAAGATTGTAAACCCGATGATATCAATCATGAGCGTATCCACCAGGTACAACAGATTGAGTGTAGTATAGTGGGCTTGATACTTGGTATTATACTCTGGTTATCATTTAGTATATCCTTTTGGTGGGTAGTGGCTCTGACTTTTGGATTCTTCTACCTTTGGTATATCATCGAATACCTAATCATCCTATGCTTTGCCAAGTGGGATAAACAGAACGAAAGGTATCATGATGTAAGTTTCGAAGAAGAAGCCCACAACAATGATAAGAATCTGAGTTATTTGGAAGACCGTAAGCCATTTGCTTGGATTAAGTACATTAAATTGAGAAGCTACAAGAAATGAAAAAATTAAAAGTATTAGGGGTGTCTGCTGGTGCAGGCATCCTTTTGTTCCCTTTTAGAAAGAATTTGATAGCTAATATAGAAACTCGAGGAGTATTTTATACTAAAGGCTTAGAGCAGTGGAAATTGAACTTTGGTGGTATACCCTATTATAAAGATGAAACCTTCCCAGATTGTAAGCCAGACATCATACTTTCAAGTCCAGACTGTGGAGCATCTTCTATTATGAGGCTTTCAAAAGTAAAAGAATTGGGCAATCCCCAAGAGAATAAATCCCTGAATCTAGTAATTCAATCAATCTTACATTATAAACCTAAGATATTTCTTATTGAAAACTTACCTCGTTTGCTATCTTTGCTCCCAAAAGAATATCTTCAAAAAACTCTTGAAGACTATAAACTTATTTTTCACGAAAGAAGCGTTTCTGACTACGGTAACTCACAGTTATCACGAAAGAGATTACTTATCATTGGAGTACATAGAAAAACTGGTAAGAAATATTTGAATGCTTTTGATGAAGTATTTCAAGTAAAAAACCCAACAATTACTAGAAATCTACTTAAACCACTCACATTCTCTCAGGAAAATAATACTAACCAGATTCCGTTTATGAGTAAAACTCTGGCAATGTATGACTATCGGAAGCTTCCTGAAAAGAAGAATCTTACAGTAGCAAAGATACATAGACTCTGGGTTAGAGATTTTAAAGATGAAAAGAAGTGGCCTATCAAAACTGCAAAGATGAGTACTCTTCCAGGAGTATATCGATTAGAGTATGATAAACCCCCATTAACTATCAGACCTGCAGATAGGCAATTCAGACCAGATGGTTATCCTTTGGGAATCGAAGACTTCAAGGCAATTATGGGATTCCCAGATAAATTCAAAGTTTACCTTCACAAGAATGGTGATACCTTCGAAGGTGATTTTAAGGATTACCATTATTGGCTTAACAAGGCAAGATATACAATTGCCAAAGGGGCAGTTGGGGAAATCGGGATTTGGTTCAAAAAATGCCTTAAAAAGGTACCTTAATTTTCAGTGACTCCCCCCTATATATATTATGGCCAGGTAAGAAGGTAAGAAGGTAAGAAGGTAAGAAGGAAGGAAAGGAATAATTCCAAAATACAATTCTGAAAGGATAGGGATTGTTAAGGGAAAGGAAAACAAGCCACAAACCTAACTAATTGATTTTGAATGAATTAGGTAGTACCAAGACTTGGCAAGTTAATGCCAAGTACCTGATTTAGAGCTAGTTGACTATATTCGTATGAAACACAAAAATCGAAAATGATATGACTAAGAAGATTTTACATCGTTCGGAAATTACACCGAAGAATCTGAAAGCAATCTTCAATCTGATTGCTGTACTATACAATCGATTGATTAAAAATCGAAAGGGAAAAATTCGTATAACTCTTTCTGAAGATTCGAAAGGACTTGAATTTAGATTAAGAATACCTACCTCGGAATTAAGTTCAAGTATGAAAGCTTTAATCCGTATTGGTATGGATAAGTTCATTGCTAAGGACACTTATTTGAGAATCAAGGATGAAGACATTTAAGAGGGCCTTGTTTATTGTACTTCTAGGATTTACTATTTACCTTTGCTTCAGGAATTACAAACTTTCTCGAGAGGTTGATTCCCTGGAACAAGCGGTCAATGAAATCCCAGATACAGTATACACAGAGAAACCTTTCAAACCAGAGAAGAAGTACTCAGAAAAAGTTGAACCAGGTAAAATCTTAGTTCATGATAATAAGCAGCCAACTCTCTTTCCTGATTCCATGCTAAGGCAGCCAGTTATTAGTAACCAAGATTCCCTGGTTCAAATTGTTTTGAAGAAAGATAAGTTGAACTTAAGCCTGTTCAATAAGGAGACTAACACTTATTCAACTAGATTATTCCCAATCGATTTAGATAAGTACAACTACAACTGGTATGAAGGTCAATTAACTCGAAAGAAAGTTGCAAGGTTATCACTTAGTCCATACGTCTATGGTAAATACAGACCTTTCAATAATCTCTTCGATATGGGAGCTGGTCTTTCAATCAAGACTAAGAGATTTAATTACAAATTCGGAGTCAATACCTTTTACTACCCAAAGATAAAATCTGGTATAGGTACTGACATCGAATTTCAAATAACGTATAACTTTTAAGTAATGGCAAAGACTATCTCAGAAACTAGAACTACATTAACTCGGGAGGAGCTATCAAACCTATCCCGAGTTTCTAGTGATGTTTTCTTTTTTAGCCTTTTTTGCTATGTGATACATCCAGTAAGAGGAAAGGTAAGATTTGATTTATACCCATTTCAGAAATCAGTTCTCTACAATTTCATTGCCCAACGATTCAATATCATTCTCAAGTTCCGTCAGGCAGGAATTACAGAACTTATTTCAATGTACTGTCTTTGGTTGGCGATGTACCATCCCAACAAAAAGATAAACATTATATCTATCAAGGACACAACAGCTAAGAAGGTACTTAAGAAGATTAAGTTCATGTACAAGAATCTTCCATGGTACCTTCAAACTCCCATAATCAATGGTAGAGCTGGAGAATACGGTTCTGCTTCCATGATAGAATTTGATAATGGGTCATTTATTGAATCAATTCCGACATCATCCGAAGCCGGTCGTTCGGAATCCCTTTCTCTTCTGGTAATTGACGAGGCAGCAGTAGTAAGATGGGCTGCTCAAATTTGGGCTGCTGCATTTCCTACTCTTTCCACTGGTGGAGCTGCCATCGTCAATTCCACTCCCTATGGAGTTGGTAATTTCTATCACTCAACTTGGGTAGATGCCATTGCAGGAGGTAATCCTTTTAACCCAATTCGATTATACTGGCAAATGCACCCAGAACGAGATATCAATTGGTATAACCAAATGTCTTCTGCTTTGGGAGCAAAACGAACTGCACAAGAAATTGATGGTGACTTCTTATCATCTGGTAATACAGTCTTCGACTTAGCCGATATTAAAGCTATCGAAGACTGCCTTAGTGATTACCCAGTTATTAAGAAGAGATTTAATGGTCAATACCGACAATTCTGTGAACCCGAATCAGATAAAGAATATTTCATTGGTGCAGACGTTTCAACTGGTAGAGCTTCTGACTACTCTTCATTTACTTGTATGGATAAGCTAGGAGAAGAACAAGTAGTATATAAGGGAAGAATGGCAGTGGGAGCTTATGCTAAGTTACTTGGTGATACTGGGAAGTTGTTTAACTGGGCAGTAATAGCTCCAGAATCCAATGACGTTGGTTTATCAGTAACTTCTAAGCTTCAAGACGAAGGCTACCCTAACCTTTACTACTACCAGAAGATGCTAAAGAAAAAAGGTAAAAGTAGACCTGAAATGGATAAATCCCCTGGTTGGTTAACCACCCAAAAGAATCGTTCAGTGATAATAGAAAACTTGGAAGAAGATATTCGATTAGATAACGTAATCATTAAGGACCCATTCTTTGTACAAGAAGCTTATACCTTCATTTATGATGGTTTAGGTAGACCTGTTGCAATGGGTAAACATAGGGCTAACAATTCAGCTGTAGATGTAGACCTTGAAGGAGATGTATATGCCGATGATGATATCTTTGGAAAAGCAATATGTAATCACATAAGGAAAGGAAAAACTAACGTAATCGTACAACCAAGATGAAAAAGTACTTCAATTTTAGTTGGGGTTGGGGACGTAAGAAGGACCCTCCCAAGAATGGTACATCCTCTAATAAAGAGGAGAAGCCTGCCACATCGATTTCGCCTGGTAGGGTTTCAGTTGACGATGATAGCGATAACTTAATTACATCATTACAAGGGTTGACTAAATTAGTTGAACCCTCTTTTCGTGTTGATGTGATACCTTTAATTCGGGATTTATATAAGGTAAATCCTGATATGGGCATTGCATTGCAAGATATGTTTAAGTTAGCTAACACCAGTCATACAGTAACTTTCCCTAATAATACCGATGAAGAGGCTTCAAAGATGAGAGAACATCTTAAGAAAGCCACCAAGGGATGGACCAGATATACTGCTGGTATAGATGGTTTAGTTAATAAAATGATTGTTCAACTTCTTGTAAGTGGGGCAATATCCGTAGAAGGAGTACCAAATGATAAGCTTGATGGTTTGGCTACTGTATTATTCCTTAAGCCAGAACACATCAAGTTTAAACGTGAATTAAATGGGGTGTATGCTCCTTACCAAAAGAATATAAATTTCTTTGTTAAGCAACAAGATTACATTAAGCTTAACCCAGAAACCTACTTCTATGTTGGTATGTTCAATGATACCGATGAACCTTATGGAGTTCCTCCATTTATGCCTGCATTGGATTCTCTCAAAGGACAAAATGATATGAAGATTAACTTCAAACATATCATGGAGATTTGTGGTATGGTTGGTTTCTTAGAAGCTAAGATGCAGAAATCTCCACAAAGACCAAATGAGAGTATAAAAGCTTATGAATCCAGATTATACCATGAACTCAATATCCTCAAACGTAATGTTAAAGAGGGTATGAAGGATGGGGTAGTTGCTGGTTACATAGATGACCATGAATTCAAACTCAATTCTACTACTAAGGAGCTCGGTAATATCGAGAAGCCTTGGAATATGAACCAACAATCTGTAGCAAATGGGTTGGGAGTTAATGGCTCTATCATTGGGGTATCATCTACTACTGGTGAAGGTGCAACGGGTATAATGCTGTCTAAGATGATTAGCCAGTTAAAAAATATCCAAATGCTTGTAGCTTATGTATTGGACCGACTTTATTCTCTAGAACTGCGTCTGGCAGGCTTTAATAATAAGGGGATGAAGATTGATTGGGGAACTTCTACAGTTTCTGATGAAGTTAAAATCCAACAAGGTCTTCAGTATAAGATACAGAACCTTGACTTATTGTATAAGGCAGGTATCATTAGCCAAGAACAATATGCTTGGGCAATGGGTTATGATTCACCAGATGAGAAAGAACCAAGAGTTTCACTTGAGGACCAATTTGTTAAGGGTGGTAATACAGACCCACAAGAGGGTACTAAGAAGAAACAAAGGCAGGATGATAAAAACCAATCTGCTCGTAGGTCAAGAGATAAAGTAAACCCGGCTCCTTCTAGAGGAGACCAAAATACTAAAGCAAGATGAGTAAATTCACAAAGAAAAACAAAGAGCACCTTGATTCTATGGTGATAGGTCAAGGCCATACCATTATGGCTGGGTATATCCCAGAAGCAGTGGGAGCCAAGGCTTTCTCAGAGAATTATTACAAATGGAAGAATCCTACACCGGACACCATTGCTCAATTTGGATTTTGGGGAGGAGATATAGATTATAATACCTATTACCCTAACCTGGATAAATCGGAATTAACTCCAAAGGATGAAGAGTTTATCGAACCTATGTTCCGATTACTTTCGGAAACAATCGTATCGAAAAATTGGAATCCTACAGACTTCAGTCAAAATGGAGTACTAAAGGCTTCTATGAAGATGCTGCTTGGTCAAACAGTAAACTGTGACCATGAAACCAACATCGGTAATGCTATTGGTGCTGTATCACAAGTAATGTGGCAGGAATCCTATAAAGACGGTAGCTTTACTATACCCGCTGGTATCAACGGTATTCTGAAAATCGATGGTAAGGCAAACCCAAGAATTGCTAGAGGCATCCTTATGGAACCTCCTTCAATTCATAGTAATTCAGTTACTGTACAATTTAAGTGGGATAAATCCCATCCCCAAATGGAAGATAACGAATTTTATCGGAAACTGGGTACTTATGACTCTAAGGGAGTTATGGTACGTAGAATTGTTACTGAAATTGTTCGTTACCTTGAGACCTCACTAGTTTCACATGGTGCTGATTCATTTGCCCAGAAAATTGGTTCGGATGGTAAAATCATTAACCCAACCTTTGCCAAAAGAACTTGGGCATCTTATGAAGAATACAGAGATGATAAATCGAAGCAATACTTCTTTACTGATTACAAATCGGATTTAACATCATATCAAGAAAAGGACGATACTCAGGGTTCTTTTAATGATAATGATGCCAAGGATAATCATTCAAATAAAAATAACATGAACGAAGAATTACTAAAATTTCTTGAAAGCCTTTTTGGGGATAACATGCTTACCCTGGAAGAAGGTAAAGAGATGAATCAGGAAAATGTAATTGCCTGCATTCAGACTTTGGTATCATCCAGAAACGAATTGCAAACTTCGGTAGATAATCTTACTACAGAGAAAACTTCTCTTACGGAACAGATTACCAACTTGAATGCCGAAGTAGCTAACTTGAAGGAAATGGCAACCGTAGGAAAGAATCACATTGCTTCTCTACGTGAAAATGCCGTAGAAACCTACAAGAAGTTGATGGGTGATAAGGTAGATGAGACAATCGTTACGATGCTCAATGCCGAGACTACTGGTATTACTACTCTTATTTCCTTGACCAAGGATTACCAAGCTCGCTTGGAAGAGAAGTTCCCTCTCACTTGCTCAAAATGTGGTTCTAAGGACGTCAACCGTGCTTCCTCAATTGCTGAGGATGATACCAAGGGTAAAACTGGAACCCAGGGTACTGATACCCAACGGAATTCAGAATCTCCGAGTACTAAGAATGTAATCGATAACTTGTATCGAAACAAAATCAAATAACTAATATAAATAATCCGCGTTATGGAAAAAACTAAAATCGTAAACGACCCTCAGCAACTTACTCTCTTTGGGGAAAGAACCCCGAGAGCGGTGATTTACAAAAGTGAGTCACACAAATTGCACCAGGCTTTCAATGTTAAAGCTGGAGAGAAAATCGTACAGGGTATGCCAGTGGCTTTGAATGAAGAAGGTTTGATTTACCCTTGCACTGATACAGCTACTCAAGTTTATTTGGGTGTAGCAGTAACGGATAACGTTAACCCTGCTTATCAACCCCAAAGAAATTTCCCGGTAGAGGTAACAGTAGCTATGGAAGGTTACATGATTTGTAACTGGGTATCAAACGGAAATATCGAAGCTGGCTATGTAACTCCCGATGGAAAATTGCTTAACGATAGATTCGTAAAAGCTAACCAAGCAACTTCAACCCAGTTCATTGCCCTTAATCCAGCAGAAGAGGCAAATGAGGTAATTCAAGTACTCATCAAATAAGAGAAAAGAAATTATGGAAAATAAAATAGATATTACAAAGTTGAAGGCTCAGGATTTTATGAATGAGCTGCCGGAAATGGTAAGAAGCTTGGAAGCTGTTCGTTCCGGTTCACAGGACAAGAAGCCTGTAGAGGTAACTTTTGGAGAATTGGTTACCGGTAAATGGGGTATTTCAGAAGATGAGCTTTTTGAAAAGATGGGCATCAATCCAAAAGTGGACACGATGCAGAACATCTTTACAATGCCTCAACAGAATGTTCGTTGGATTGTTCCGGAAATCATCCGTGCTGCTATCACATTGGGTATGCGCCAGGCTCCGTTCTATCCGAACATCATTGCATCTGATCAACCCATCAATGGTTTGCAAGCAATCATGCCGATGGTTAACATGTCGGATGCTGCCCCTGCAAAGGTTAATGAGGCAGAAACTATCCCATTGGGTGATGTTAGCTTCGGACAGAAATCAGTTAGCCTCTTCAAAATCGGAAAAGGTTTCAAACTTACTGATGAAGTTCGTAACTATGTTTCGCTCGATGTCTTGGGAATCTACCTTCGTGATTTTGGTGTTCAGTTGGGTTATGCTCTGGATACTCTGGCTATGGACGTTGCTATCAATGGTAACAACCCTGATGGCTCTGAGTCTGCCCCGGTAATCGGTGTATACGAAACAACTAATGGTATCACTTACAAAGACCTTCTGCATATTTGGGTACGTGCTGCTCGTATGGGACGTAACTTCCAAACTATGATTGGTGGTGAAGACCAGGCAATCGAAATGCTGAACTTGCCGGAATTCAAGGATCGTCACTCTGGTACTACCGAAGCTACACTGAATGTGAAGTCTCCGGTTCCCAAGAATGCTGACTTCTATATCCATCCGGGAACACCTGACCAACAGCTGTTGTTGATTGATACCTCTGCTGCCTTGATTAAGCTTACTGCTCGTCAGTTGATGCTTGAATCGGAAAGAATCGTTTCTAACCAGACTCAGGCAATCTATGCAAGCTTGACTACTGGCTTCTCTAAGATGTACCAGGATGCAACTCTGTTGCTGGCGGCTGACAAGAAGTTCTCAGAATTCGGCTTCCCCGAGTTCATGAACGTAGACCCATATTTGATGGTTAACCTAGAATAATAAGGGACGTCCGGTTTCATCTATATAAATTCCCTGAGAGGGTAGGTAACTAAAAAAAAAACCTATCCTCTCTTTAATCATTTTTAAATCTTAGGAAATATGGCTAAAGATAAATATACAGTAACTGTGGGACCAAGAGCTTACAGTTTTCATGACCAATCAACTGGTATTACCGTTTGTAGAGGAGAAGACAAGGAACTCTCTCGTCGTCAATTCCGTGCACCAAAGATTCAGAAGGCAATTGCCTCTGGCCATCTGATTATCATTGCTGATAAATCAGAAATCGAAAAGTATTCAGAGGCCGACATCGAAAAGTTGGATAAGAGACTGAATGCTCAGTTCAAGAAAGGCATGACTCTTGAAAAACTTGCAAAGGGCTATTCCCTGGAAGAACTGAAACTGGTAGCAGGTCTTCATGAAATCGTTGCCGAGAAAGATGATACAGTAGAAACACTTCTTCAGGCTTTGCTGGAAGAATTCGAATCCTCTTCTAAAGGGTAATCTATGAAAATTACATAAGACAGACTAATATGAATAACAATCTGGACTTTTTGTACGTTACGTCAGGTCTGGAAGTTTCATTCAGAGTCATATCCAAAGTCCCGGCCAAATCTATTTTTGACTGGGACTTTGGCGATGATAAGGGAGAGGTTTTCAATGGTGGAAGACATGTTTCCTATTCTTATGAAACTCCCGGTTTCTATACCGTAACATTACATGTAACTAACTCTAGCGGTTTAGATATCACCGTAGATAAGACTCTGGTAGTTTGTGATTATGGGCATACGGCATTAGCCGATACAATATATAACTTAATCGACCACTATATTCCTTCAGAGATATCAGAGGGAATGACCAGGGAAGATAAATCTATCTACATCACCAAATGGCAATATTATATTGGTCCTCTAGTAAATCACCAAATTCCTGCAGATAAGTATACTGATGAATTATGGTATGAAGCACTAGAAAACCAATTAATAATGGAATTGGCAGCATGGGACTTTCTCAATGTGAAGATACTTAATCTATTAACAAGTACTTCAGAATACCTAAGTCAATTAACCTCTACCAAAGAACAAACTGGTGATGGTACTTCTAAACCCGAACTTGCCCGAGGTGATAGGATTAAACAAATCACTACTGGGCCTACTGAAGTGCAATATTATGATACCTTGGCAGATGCTACAAGTTCCCTATGGAAAACACTTTCTCAAGCAATGCAACCAGGTGGATTAATAGATGAATTAAGGAAGAACCTTTGTATGTTAGCTTCACGATTGGAAATCTACTTACCGTTCTGTGATGAAGTATTTAGAACCGTAGTCCCAAAAGTAGTTAACAGAAGGCAACCTGGAGTATTAGATGGACCCAACCCAAGTGCTCCAGTAAAAGGTGGTAAGAAATCAATCTTAACTAAGTTATGACAAAAGAACCCTGGAGAATGGTAAAGAACCGCTCTTGGGATAGATACAAGAAAATTATCACTGACTTCTTAGATTGGGATGCTGGTAGGCAATCCATAACCTGGGCCAAACATGTTAATCAGCTTCTCAGTCATGCCGAAGACAGTATACCTAAATATTATAACATCCAAATCGAAGCATTGTGTTACTACAATGCTTTCAGAAACTGGCCTATCAATAAGGCAACTATTTCAGGAGAATTGGATGATGAAAACTTATCAATACTAATTTCTAAATCTTATATAGAACAAATCGGTTATCTTACACCGGAAGGTTATTGGGATTTTAATTGGGAACAAGATAGGTTTGTAATTAATGGTATAACGTATAAGCCTTCTGGAGATACTCAGACTGCTCAGGCAAAGGATGAGGCTTTAGTTTTCATGATTATCCTAAAGAGAGACCGAGATACCAAAGTTGAATTTGTAGAATAAAAATAAAGTATATGGCAAAGATGTTAGTACTGAGGTGGACACCAATTACTACAAACAGTGGAATTTGGTTTGATAGTAATCTGGTTATCCTCAATGGTACCTCTGGAGTTCATATTGAAATGAAAGGTAATGGCAATGATGTAACGGCATTTCAATCGATGACCGGAAACAAATTTGTCACCTGCTTTCAAGATTACTTCGGGGATATCTGGGATAAAATAATACCTCATCCTGGTATAGGCCAGGTAATAAAGTTCCGTGTAAATAGGCTTCCTGATTATGCTTGCATACGGGGAGATATTGAGGACGGTGGAGATGTAGACCCCGAAAATCCGGATGTACCAAGGAATGCCTTCTGTGGTTCAGAGGGAGAACCATTCAGAGATATCGATTCGGAATTCTTACTGGGTCGTCAACGTGCAGTAATTAATCCTTAAATTTTATAAAATATGTATGTAAGTAAGTATTATACCTGCGAAGAAATAGACCAGCGATTATTACAGGGTTACTATGATGACTTTGTTAAAGCTGGCTTTGGAGGAACCATAAATGAGTTCTGGGCCTTCGTACTTTCTATCAAGAATAAGGTAGATAAGAAAGAAGGATACGACTTATCGAAAAATGATTTTACCGATGAGTTGAAGGCTAAACTTGAGGGCATCGAAGAACATGCAAATTACATCACCAAAGTTTCTCAGCTTGAGAATGATTTGAAATATCAAACTGAGGAAGAAGTTAAACAGATGATTAGTGATTTGGTTGATGGTGCTGATGATGCCCTTGATACTCTTAAAGAGTTGGCAGAGGCATTGGGTAATGACCCCAACTTTGCAACTACTATCACTAATAAATTAACCGACCTTCGTACTGCTTTAACCGAAGAGGTTAATCGTGCTAAGGAAGCCGAAGCTGCTCTGGGTGCTGCAGTAGCTGCAGTTCAGGATAACCTAGAATATGGGTTAGACCAAATCAATAAGAAGATTGATACTGTTAAGGCAGACTTAAAAGCCGAAATCGACAGAGTTGAGAAGAAGGTAGATAAGAATGCTGAAGATATCAAAGACCTTGAAGATAAGGTAAATCAAGATAATGATGAACTTGAGAAAGAACTTAAGGACCTTATCCAAAAGGAAAAAGATGAACGTATTGCTGCCGATAATGAGATTAAGGAAAGTGTAAATGAACTTAAGACTCTACATATCAATGATAAGGCCGCACTCGAGGCAAAGATTGCCGAAGAAACTGCAAATCGTACAAATGCAGATACTGTACTGGATTCTAAGATTAACGAGGAAATCACTAATCGTCAGGCTGATACTTTAGCTCTTCAAGGTAAAATTGACCAAGAGAAGGTAGACCGTCATTCTGAGGACCAAGTTCTTCATAATGAAATCTCTAAAGAGGTAACAGACCGTACTAATGCAGACAATGCTCTTCAAGGTAAGATTGACCAGGAAGCTCAAGCACGTACTGCTGCAGACCAGGTATTACAGAACAATATAGATTCAGAGGCCACTACTCGTGCTGCTCAGGATTTAGTTCTCGAACACAAAATCGAGGATATAAAAGAGCAGGGTGTAGAAGACAAAGAACAATTGCTTAATGCTATTGCTGCCGAGGCTGCTGCTAGAGAAAAAGGTGATAAAGACCTTGATGCTAAGAAGGTAGATAAACGTGAAGGTTATTCTTTGACTAAGAACGACTTTACCGATATACTCAAAGCTAAACTTGATGGCATAGAAGAAAAGGCAAACTATATTACCCATCTCTCTCAGCTTATCAATGATGCCGGTTTCCAAACTGAAGAGGAAGTAAATGCGGCTATCCAAAAGATTATTGGTTCAGCACCTGAAGTACTTGATACTCTTAAGGAAATTGCTGATGCCCTTGGAAATGACCCCAACTTTGCAACTACTATCACTAGGAAGTTGGCTGCAATTACAGAACAGGTTAACCAAGAAATCGAAGACCGTATTGCAGGGGATGAGGCAAACAGTGCTGAAGTAGCTGCTGAAGTTCAAGCTCGTAAGGATGCAGATACTGCCCTTGAAACTAAACTGAAAGAATACGTAGACAATAAGTCTGCTACTGGAGATGCTGCACTCGGGGTTGTAAGGGATAACCTTAATAAGGAAATCCAAGACCGTAAAGATGCCGATGCAGTAATTCAGGCTAACTTGGATAAGGAGATTGCCGAAAGAAAGACTGCTGATGAAGCATATACTCAAAGTCTGGCTAATGTTAACCAGCGTATCTCAGACTTGGCTTTGAGTATGCAAGAGTCTATCAATACCTTGCGTAATGAGCTTACCGAGCAGGTAAATGCCAATACTACGGCAATCGCTACTAACCAACATAATATCGAAAGAAATTCAGAGGCAATCACAAATTTAACTAAGACTGTAGGGGATAACTACAAGGAAGTTAAGGATATGATTAACGAGGAAATCGTTGACCGTACCAATGCTGATAGTGCCTTGAGTTCTCGTATCGATACCCTTAATATCGACCTTAACACTGAAAGAGTAGAAAGGACTGCTGCTGACCAGGTTCTCCAAGTAAACCTTGATAAAGAAGTAGCAGACCGTACTGCAGCTGATAAAGCCTTGAGTACTGAGTTCACTGCTAAGTTGGATAATACTAAGCAGGCTTTGGAATCCGAGGTGGCTAATCTTAACACTAAGCTTGAACAAGAAAAGGAAAATCGTATTGCCGGTGATAATGCTTTGGGAGTTCGTATTGATTCTCTAGAGGCAGGTAATACCGATGCTATGAATGAATTAAAAGCAAAGGTAAATGCTAATACTACTGCTATTAATGCAGAGAAAGACCGAGCAATTGCCAAAGAGACTTCACTTGAGGCAAAGATTGATACCAACCTTCAGAATCACAAGGATGACATGGCTGGTATTAACCAGGGTATCCTTACCGAAAAGAATGACCGCTTAGCTGGTGATACTGCATTACAGAATAACATCGATAAGGAAGCTACAGAACGTGCTAACCAAGATACCCTTATTAATAATGCTATTGCTCAAGAGAAGGCAGATAGAATTGCTGCTGACCAAGCCTTAGATTCTAAGAAGGTAGATAAGGTAGACGGTAAAGTACTTTCTTCAAATGACTTCACTGACTTGCTATATGCCAAGTTGGATGGCATCGAAGAACATGCAAATTATATCACTAAGGTATCTGAATTGTTGAATGATTCGGATTTCCAAAATTCTGAACAAGTAGAGGCAGCAATTCAAAAAATTATTGGCTCTGCTCCAGAAGTACTTGACACTTTGGCAGAGATTGCTAAGGCTCTTGGAGATGACCCCAACTTTGCAGCAACTATGACTGCTAAGCTTACTGAGTTGGAGAATAAGCTTGAAGCTGAAAAGAATCTGCGTGAACAAGGGGATAATACTCTGCAACAGACTTTCACTAACTTAAGTAATACTCTTACTACTACGGTAAATGAGTTGAGAACTTTCGTAACTGAAACTCGTACGGAGCTGTTAACTTCCTTGAATGCTACCAATGCTCTGGTAACTCAGAATGCTGCTAATATTCAACGTAACCTGGAATTAATCCAGGGTATTCAAGATAATATCAATGGTAACTATACGGCCATTACGGATCTGTTAAATAACGAAATTGCTGCTCGTAAAGCTGAAGATATTCGGTTGGAAGCAAAGATTGATCAGAATACTTCTGACCTTAATACAGAAAGTGAAGAAAGAAAGGCCGCAGATAAAGTTCTCCAGGATAACATCGATGCAGAAGAAGCTGCCCGTATTGCTGCCGATACAGCTTTGGGTAAACGTATCGATAAAGAAATTCAGGACAGAACCGATGCTGATACTACCTTAGATAATAAATTCACTAACATTACCGATGACCATGAAGAAAGACTGGTAGCTGAAGAAGGTACTTCTGATGCTTTGCCTGATACCATGGTTACCGATGTTAGTACTGTAACCCGAACAGGTACTCAGCTTTCTTTCAAAGTAAAGACTTCAACCAAGGATAAGGCAAATAACCAATATGGTGAAGAAGTAGAAGCTACCAAGAATTTACTTCCGGTAACTCAAACTCTTGCTGGAGTTATGTCTGCTGCAGACAAGGTTAAGTTAGATGGGTTAGACCCAAATTCTTTAACTGATATCTCTGCAGCTTCTGATGCTAATAAGGTAACAGTAACCGTAACTAAGGATAACGGTTTGAATGCCGATACCACAGAAACCTTCGATTTGCCTCAGGCATCTGCTACTAAGGCCGGTACTATGACTGCGAAAGATAAGGTAGAATTGGATAGAATCTCTACTGCTAACTTTGCCCTTGGTGCAGTAACACCTAATGAAACCACAGTAGGTATAGCTGCAACTAAGACCGTAGTTGAAGATGGTACAGTAGAACAGAATCCTATTACATTGCCTGCCTCTACTGCAGAAAAGGCCGGTGTACAAACTGCAGCAGATAAGAAGCTGTTTGATTCTATACCAGATAATATTATTATCTTATCTGATGATAAACCAGTTGAGGTAGGTCAACAAAGCAGTCATGTTACTTTAACTCATAATTTCTCTTCTAAAAAAGAAGAGGGTATTTATACTCATGAGCCTGAAGATTATAAGACTACTCATATCCCAGCAGCTACTACAGAGAAAGCTGGTGTAATGACCGCCCAAGATAAAGTTAATCTGGATGAGACATTACCCAATGCTATTGCTCAAGAGGTTCAGGACCGTAAAGATGCTATCGAAGCTTTGGACGGTAAATCAGAAGCCGCTCTTGCTCAAGAAGTAGCTGATAGAAAAGCTGCAGATACTGCTTTAGATACCAAGTTTACTAAAGCTGTAAACGATGAAGCAACTGCTCGTAATTCTGCTGATACTGCATTGGGTGCAAGGATTGGTAAAGAGATTGCCGATAGAACTGCGGCAGATACTGCCCTTGAAACTAAGTTGCAGAATAATATTAATACTCTAGAAGCTAAACATGATGCTTTCGTAGCAACCAAGGGTCAAGCTGGTGGATTTGCTCCATTGGATGAAAGTGGCTTAGTACCTGCTAACCATTTGCCTTCATATGTAGACGATGTAATCGAGGTATATGCTACCTATGAAGTAAGCTCCACTGGAGGTCTTACTAATGTTCAATTGTATACCGATGCAGGTCACCAAACTCCCGTAGTTGGAGAATCTGGTAAGATTTATATAAATGTTGCCGATGGTGAACCTCCATACCAATTCCGTTGGTCAGGTACTAAATTCGTAGACAGTAATACTTCGTCTCTTATCATTGGGGAAATTGCAGGTACTGCTTTCGAAGGTAGTAGAGGTAAGCATCTTGAGGATGTGGTATCTAGCATGCCTAAAAATTTAATTAGTAAGGTTTCAATAGCTACCAGAAATAAGCGTAATATTATTATCTTATGTAACTATTCTGCTACGGATGGTCAAGGGCATTACATTGATAAACCCGATGGGATGGTAATCCCTCTAACCCCAGCCACTACTCAAGAAGCTGGTCTGATGGATGCCGATAGTGTAATAAAGCTTAATCAAACCTTACCAGATGCTATTGAAGCTGAACAAGAGGCCCGTATTGCAAAAGATAATGCTCATGATACCTTTAATAGTTCTCTTCCAGGAATTATTCTTACTGGATTCACTCTTACCCATAATTCAACTAATGTAAGAGCTACTCTTAATAATAAAACTAAGAGTGCAGATGGTAAGACTTATGAAGGTGCTACAGATTTAATTAGAGATATACTTGCAGCAACTAAGACTACTGCAGGTGTAATGACTGCAGCAGATAAGACTAACTTGGATAATACCGTACAGGGGTTGGCAAATGAGATTACCAATAGAACTAATGCCATCAATGCTCTTCGTACAGAATTAAAAACCTATATTGATAATCAAATCTCCGATACAGGTTCAGATGTAACTGCATTGGAAACTAAGGTAAATAACCATATTGCCAATAAATCTAATCCTCATGGAGTTACCAAATCCCAGGTTGGTTTGGGTAATGCTTCCAATACTTCGGATACAAATAAGCCAGTATCTACTGCTCAGGCTGCTGCTATTGCCGATGCTAAGGCTGCAGGTACTGCTGCTCAAACTTCTATCAATAACCATGCAGGTAGAAAGGATAATCCTCACGTAGTAACTAGAGCTCAATTGAGTTTGGCAACTACCGACCAGGTAGTATTTGCTAAGACTACTGCTCCTTCCGGTTTCTTCAAAGAGTCTTCAGATGTTCGACTCAAATCTAATATTAAGGATTTGAATCATACTCTGGAACAGATTTGCCAGATACCAACTAAGTCATTCGAAATGCTTGGTAAAGAGGACGAGGGAACTATTGCTCAGAATCTTGAGGGATTGGGATTTGGTAAATATGTAGAGGAAGTTCCAGTAGAGAAATCTACAGTACCTAATCCAGAGGAATTCGAAACTTTGGAAATCAATGGGGAAGAGTATGTACTCGTAAAACAAGTTAAATATCACAAGATGTCAACTTTGGCAATTGAAGGTATTAAACTTCTCTACGATGAGATTAAGGCTTTGAAGGCTGAGATTCAAGAACTTAAAAATAAATAATCATGGGAGAGATAGCAACCTGGAGTGCTGTCAAAACTAAAGTAGGCCTTGGTAAGACAGGAAATGACTGCCCTACCAAGGCTGAATTGTTAGCACTCTCCTCGACAGGAACCGGGGAGAATTATGTGGGGTTGGAACTATCCAATGCCAGTTCCTATGGAAATAATGAATGTGTCAAACTCGAAGATATTCATAAGGTAACTTGGAAATATACTTTTACTCTTTGGACAGATACTTTGAATTTCTCGGCTTTAGGCGGAAAACCTACTAATGAGAAGCCTTGGTTTGGGGCTACTTCTACTAGAACTAAATATTTGGATGGTGTAGCTACTAGTACTGTAGAGAGTGTTGCATATAGTCATTCGGGCAGACCTTCTTGGGTAACTTGGGCAGACGATACAGGTTGGAGAGCTACCGAGAATCTTGAGTTAACTGCCAGGTCTAAAACTGACGGTACTCTCATACAACAAGGTTCAGGTAAAACCCATACTATCAAATGGTATCAGGAAGCAGCCTCTCAATCTTGGAGTTATGGTTGGAGTGTATCACCTACCTCTATGTCATTTGGGGCTACAGGAGGTACTAAAACCTTTACCGTTACTTCTTACAAGCAAGAATTAAGAAATGGGCATAATTATGGTAACCAAATAGCTTTAACTTATACTAGAGCCAACTCTGGTAGCGTATCTGGAAGCGGTACTTCTGTAACTATGGGTAATAATACCTCTACCAGTACACGAAGTGGTACGGTAACCTTAACCCAAGCTGAAACAGGGAAGAAGTTAACCCTATCTTGTTCTCAGTCGGCAGGTTATAGAACCTATAGTGAAATCACTGCAAGTGGAGGAAGTGTATCCGATATACCTGCAAGCGGAGGAAGTAGAAGTTCATTCTCAAGTATGCCAACTTATTCTCAGACTTGGGGATGGAATGGTTCTACAACTGGAGGAGGCACAATTACAAGCGGTGCTAGCATTAGCTATGGTACTGCAGTTAGTGCAGGTTCTTTGGGAACTACGGTTAAATCTAGAACCCAGGTAGGAACCCTTACTGGTACCTTATCACTAAATGGTAAAACCAAATCTGTAAGTGTACCAGTATACCAGGCAGCAAATGAATTTACTGGGTATACTTATGGCTCTTGGAGTGTAAGCTTAACTGCAAGTTCTTATACTATCAATAATACTGGAGGTAGTGTAACTTTGTACCCCAGTGCTAGTAGACCAAGATATGCGAATTATACTTCGGGTTCAAATACAAGGGATGGCTCTGATAGTGCTACTCCAAGTTTAAGTACCAATGATACCTCAGGATTTAGTCTATCAGGTACTACACTTAGTGCTTCTGAGAATACCAGTACAAGTAGTAGGTCTATTAGAGTTACTGCTTCTTATGGAGGGGCTTCTGATTATGTGGATATCACTCAGGGAGGTGCAAGTGTATTTTATAATTATTATTTTAATTGGGGGAATTCCCCTGGAAGTCAGACTTCTAAATCTACTACCCATCCTGCTTTGGGAAAAACCGAAGAGATTCCATTCATCTCTTATAAAAAGAAAGTGATAAATGGTACAGAAACCTCTGATATATATCTGGTAGGAGCAAGTCTAAATGTACCGAGTTGGACTATTGTTAATATAGTAGATAATTGGCTCTCAGTTAAAACTTATGAGAACACTGCTGAATCCTCAAGGTCTGCTACAGTAACGGTAACTCAATCAGAATCCGGTAAGGAGATAACACTTAATATTAACCAGAGTGCTGCAACTATAACCTATGAGTATGTATTCGAAATTGCATAGGTTTAATTACAACACTAGAACATTACTACCGATGTAGTGAATATAATTAATGAGGTTACTATGCAGAAACATAATGCCTTGAATATACTTAACAATCGACCAAAGTTTGAGGCAATTGTTTCTGAATGCGATAACATTCTCAATTCAATTAACCAATCACCTTCTGCTCCAAGTAAACCTGCTCCAGGGTTTGAGTAGTTCCGTCAATACATGGACCAACGAATTTCTACTCAAGAGGCTCTGTTACAAAGGATTGCTCAGGAGCTGGGATTGGATAAACCTAAACAACAGTAAGAATTATGCCAAGTAAGTCGGTTAATATTACACTATCGACTCCAGTTGGCCCTCTAGAAATATACGTAGATAAACGAGAACAAGCTCGTGCAGAAAGGTTGATTGCCAAAACTCCAAGTATCTTAACTAAGGGTTATGCGAAAGGTACAGAAAAGTTTGGCAATCAACTTCTTCGTATAGTAAGACGAAGTTTGAATACGGGTGTTCCCCCAAGAGGTTCAGGAGTATCATGGCCACCACATGCTCCTGGTACCCTAAAGAAATATGGGGACCATACCATGTTAAATCTTACGGGGCAATATGCTCGTTCAGTTACTTTGGTAAAAGGTAAGAAAAGAACTTTCGTCGGATTGCCAATTGGAATCAAGAAGATTACCTATACGGGTAAGACTTCAAGAAAGACTTTGAATCAGATAGCTATCATGTTAGAGTATGGTAGTAGAGATGGTAATTTACCACCTCGTCCTCTTTGGAATCCTGCATTTAAGGCTGCTGGTGGAAAAGCTGCCTTACAAAAGGAAATACGTAATGAAGTTAGAAAAGAAATAAGGAGGATTATATAATGGCAGTAGATTTTGAAATATCTTCACTATCAGGAACTGGTACTGCTACCATTCGTGTAAAACCGAAAGCAGTAAATACAGAACAAACCTTAAAAGAGCAGGTTCTCAAGGTAGTAGTTCAGGGTGTAGAAAGGGAAGTAACTCTGGTACAAAAGGCCGCTCCTAAAATAGTAGAGACCTGGGGAACTTATTTTAGTATCACTCCAGAAACTACTTCCCATACTTTCGATGGTACTAAAAGGGGTGAGACCCTAGAAATAGGTGTATACAGTTACCAACAGAAGTTTATCAATAATAAGCCTCAAGATGAATATCGTGCTGTAGATTGGAAAGTTGAAAGCTCCTCAGATTGGTTAGAGGTAACCCAAGAAATTGGAGAAGCTAATGCCGCAGGTAAGCTTACTATCAAAACTAAATCTACTAATCAAGAACATAACCCCAGTAACTATGACCCCTTGGAAAGAACTGCTATAGTTAAGATTATCTTACAGCAAGAACCTAACACTGAGATAGTTTTAAATATAACTCAATCTCCAGGTACTAGAACTACTAAGTATGGCTTTGAACCAACCCCGAATATACCATTCCCAAATCTTGGTCAAAATACTAGTACTGCTCAGATTAGTAATGTAAAGGGTTATCAGTACTACCTTATCAACGGTATTCAAGTTGCTAAATTTATAAAACAATTTAAGATAACCGATATAAGTAAGACAATAGAGGGTCAATTCCCTGGAGGTATTGGTTCTGAACCAATACCCTTTAAAGTATGGCTTACCGATTATCCTTCAAATATTGCTACTCAATGGGTTAGTGAATTAAATTGTGTTGGTCATTTACAAACCATAATGAGTGGTTTTGGAGGTATTCAGGTAATTTATAATGGGTATATTAATGACAATGGCAATCAAAGTGTTCAATTAAATATTAGATTAGGACTTTAATGGTAAACTCAGAAGAAATAGTAGAAAGAACTTTTTATATCTCTCTACTTAGTACAATGTTGGAAATGGGTCTTACCTTAAACCCAGAAGACTTCTTACCTTTGTCTCAAGAAAACGAAAAAAGATTTCAAGAGGCAATCAAAGGTATGAAGAAGTTTATACCACTTTTTGGTATAGGGAATAATCAAGTAAAAGGCCCAAAGACTCTCCCAAGAATAACCATAGAACTACAGGGTTATTATGCTGGAGATATTGGTGTGAATAAATACATCATTGGTGATAAACTTGAGGATGGTAATTACCAAGCTTCGGAGTTTCCTTATGAAACTAAAGATATTACCATAGATGTACATCTAGTTTCTCAAACACAAGCAGATATGAGATTGCTACATACAATCTTATATACTGGCTTACCTGCTAGAGGATACGTGAGACCATACTTCAATGACTTAGAGGAATGGGAAAAGGGCAGGCTTGCTCCCACCGGAAACCTATTCATTGAAATTGGTAATTATTATGACCATCCCGATGTAGAGCATGGTATACTTGAGAAGGTATACACCTATGTATGTAAGGACGGTATTCTTCCAGAAAAAGCTTTGGGAGAAGGTACTCTTACACCTATCAAGGATATATCGGTTCTTATTGGATTGTTAGAACAAAACGAAAATGAGATGCTAGAGTTAAAAGTACCTAAGGTATAGGTACAATACTCTAGGGTATAAATTAAACGAGTAATTAACTTTAATCACAATAGAATTATGCCAACTTCACCTCATGTTGATTTTAAGTTTAAGAACAACAATGTTCTTCAAACTACTCCCATGTTAGGAGTTTCTTGTGTATTGGCTAGAACTACTAAAGGTCCATACGATGACCCTTCAGAAATCATCTCTACATTCTCTCAGTTCCAAAGAATCTATGGTTCTGAAATTGTACCCGATGGTTCTGTATCAAATATCGAAAAGGCTTTGCAAGGTGGTTCTAAGCTTCGTGTTATTCGAGTACTTGGCAAAGGAGCTACTCAAGGTACAGTAACTGCTTCTCCGGCTGCGGCAAGAAAAGCTAAAGATTCAGAAGATGGGATTTCAGTTGCTTCTGCTGTACCCGACTCGGCTAAACCTTCTGCTCTGATTACTTTCAAATCAGGTAGTACTACTTATAGTTTTGGATTAGTAACCAAGGGATATGGAGATCCCATTGGTAGTGCAGATACTTTCCAGGTTGGTTTTTATAAGCAAGCTAATACCTTGTATTATAAAATATATTCAGCTAATGGGCAAGTACTTGAACAGGGACCAGTAATAACCTACAAAACTGCCGATGGTAACAATAATACTTCGGTAGATTACCTTGCTCTTAGTGCATTTGCTAAGAACTCGGAATATATTAAGCCGGTAATTACTGCAGGTTCCTCTTTTGAAAACCTAATTAAGTGGCTTACCGATGATATTGATGGTACTAAGAATGCTATCACTATTACCGTGGGAGATGCTGCACCCTCCGAAACAGAGAAACTGTTTAATGGTACTATCGGTAGTGCAGGTTCCACTCCAACTGCCGAAGAATGGATTACTTCCTTGGATTTGGTAAAAGATTACACCGACTTCTACCAATTATTTATTTCACATATCTCTCAACACCTTACTACCGATTCAGATGTACTCAAGGTATATAGGGCTGCTGCATATATGGCAAAGGAATTGATGGAATGGGTACTGTATATCGAAGTTCCCAAACATTTAACCCATTATACTCAAGGTACTCAGGCAAGAGCTTACAAAGCTCAGGTAACTTGGGTACAGACTTGCCTTGGTACTGTAGGTAACTCTAAGTACATTGCCTACTTTGGTGGTGGACTTAAGTACTACAACGAAAACGGTAATCTTCAGGATTCCGATGTAGTGGGTACTATTGTTGGTTTGGGAGATGCCTCTGCTACTCAATATGGTCCTTGGAAATCTTTTGCTGGTATGAACCGAGGGGTTATTGGAGATGCAGTTGGTCCAGTATGCCCCAACTATGGTTCTCCTTCTCGATATAACGAACTGAACACTCTTGCTCAGAATTATGTCAATGAGATGGTAATCAAAGATACTCCAGATGCAGGTAAGCAAACCATGCTATGGCATTGCTTCTCTTCTCAAGTGAAACAGGATTCTGAAAGATTCCTTTCAATCGTAAGACTGAACCTTTACCTGAAGAAGTTCCTTCGCCCGGTACTCAACAAATATATCGAAGAACCAAACGTTTGGAGTACTTGGAAGAGAATCTGGTTGGAAGTTAAACCTACACTTGACTCTTTGGTAGACGAAGATGCCATGACCGAGTATACCTGGATGGGTGACCAAGATGCAACTTCTTGGGATGACCTTTCAATTAATACCGAGGCAGATGCCCGTCAAGGTAAGTACCGTGCTATTCTTAAGTATAAGGATGTAGTTCCTATGCAAGAAGTAACTATGGAGATTGTAATTGATGCGGCATCCAAATCTGTATCAATCGTAGAAACAAGTAATAACCTATAAACATATAACGATGGGAGCAAAAGTAAAAAACCCACGGAAGAAATTCTTGTGGAGCATCATGTTCCCCAAACACCCTATCAATACTTATCTGTTTCAAAGTTGTACTTTGCCGGATATTGAGATTGACCAGGTTGCTCATGGGGACGTCAATAGAGACGTTAAAACTGCAGGTAGGGTTACTATAGGTAATCTTATTGTAGAGAAACTTATGACTACTGCAGGTTCCGATACATGGCTTCATGATTGGCTATACTCTTGCCAGGACCACATAGTTGGTGGTGGTTTAGTACCAAGCCAATACTGGGAAACGGCAATTGTAAACGAACTTGCCGAAGATGGAGTCTCAGTTCTTAATACCCATGTCTTCGAAGAGGTATGGCCATGTAAGATTACCGGCTTAGACTTGGACAGAATGGCTTCAGAGAATACCATTGAGTCCATAGAGTTCTCAGTTGGTACTGCAGATAAATACTAATTCCTTAGTCTATTTTCACTAAGATTCGGTGGAGGGGTGGGATTCCTGTGATAGGAGCTCACCCCTTTCTTGTTGTTATAAGGAGTACTATGAACATATGTAAACATTAAAAATAACAGTTATGGAATTTAGAACATTTAGATTTACCGGACCCTCTGGTTACGAATATGAAATCAGAGAACAGAATGGTGCTGATGAGGATATCCTCAGTAACCTTTCAGACATGAAGACTTTGATGAACCTTACCAAGTTCATTGCAGCAATTGTAATTAGAACTACGGCTACACCCAATGGGAAATTAACCATAGATGATGCCCTTAACTTACCGGTTAATGACCGCTATGCTATTATCTTTAATTCTCGTATCTTCTCTTTGGGGGATGAGGTAGAATTTGAATATGATTGGGGCAAAGAGAATGGAGGTAAAGTTACTTATGGCCAAGACCTTCATGAGTTCCTTTTCGATTACGGTACTGCTCCAACTGAGGATGATTTGAATCAAAAGCCCGATGCTATCCCTTACTATCCAGAAGGGGTTAGATTGATAAACCATGAATACACTCTTTCATCTGGCAAGAGAATTAAATTCGATTGTATGACTGGTAAGGGAGAACAAGAGTTCATGAAGTTGCCATTGGATAAGCAAACTAAGAATGCTCCTCTTCTTTGTCGGAACCTTTACTTAGAGGTTGATGGTAGTTGGGAAAAGGTAGAAAACTTTACCCCATTTACTGCAAAGGATATGGCTGAGATGAGAAAGCATATCTTATCTATGGACCCTATCTTCAAAGGTGAATCCCATATCACTAATCCAACCACCGGAGAAGAAAGAACTTATCCTATAGTTTGGGCACCGAATTTTTTCTACCTGACGGAAGAGTAATGTTAGAGAGTGATTTTGTTTATATCACCAGAGCCGAGATAGCCTTAGACTATTTCGGCTTTTTACGTCTTCCGTATCGAATAAGGAAAATATTCAAGGAAATGGCCGAGCAATATTATAAACAATTAAAGAAAAGAAAATAAATTATGAATACCAGTAGGAGTATAGTAGAGGTCGGTGTTGCCATGGTTTTAAAAGACCGATTCTCTCAAGAAGCTGGCAAGATATCTGGGTCATTCAGAACAATGATGAATGATATGAATACCTGGAATAGAGGTATACAGATGTCAGCTTCCAATACAATGGACTTCGGAATGCAGCTCGTAGGGGGAATGGCAAGGGCCTATAAATACTCTGCGGGTGTTCAGAATGAAGTTTGGACTGCTTCGAAAATTGCTGGTGCTACCATTGCAGAACAAAGGGAGATGTTACAATTGGCAAAGGATGTCAATGAGATAACTCCTCTTACGGCTTCGGATGTTGCATCAGGACAAAGATACCTGGCTATGGCGGGTAATAAATTCGATGCTATTAAAGAGATGATTGGGCCAGCATCTAAGCTGGCTTCAATCTTTACAATGCCAGTGGGACAGAAAGGTGGTGTAGCTGACTTGATGACCAATATCATGTCAATGTACCAAATCCCAATGGGAGAAGCCGCTAGAGTAACCGATGACTTATATACTGCAGTTACTAATGCAAATATATCTTTAACAGACTTAGCCCAGTCCATATCTTATGCAGGAGCAGATATGGCAACTGCTGGAGTAGACCTTCGGCAAACGGCTGCTGCCATCGGTGTATTGGGAGATATGGGTATACAGGGTTCTATGGCAGGTACCTCACTGGCTAATATGATTCGTTACTTACAACTATCCCTTGTTAACCAAAAAAAGAAAGGCTATAACGCTTTAGCAGACCTGGGCTTAAGTCCCGATGAATTCTTCGATGCTCAGGGTAATCTTATAGACCTTTATACTATCTATCAGAAGTTTGCTAAGGCTGCAGTAGATTTACCTTCACGAATTGAAACACCAACTTTCTTCAATATCTTTGGAGTTCGTGGTAATCGTGGTATGCTCCCCGTACTTAGGGATATTGCTTCTGGTAGAGATAAGATGGGTAAGATACTTGCTACTTATGACCAAAACATTGGGGCAGTAAATCGACTCAATGAAGAACGTCTTAAAACCGATGCAGGTGTAATTGACCAATTCGAATCAAGTATAGAGAACTTAACAGTTACCGCAGGTGCAGCTTTGGGTAGAATCTTTACCCCAGTACTAAATGTGGGTAACTCTATAATCAAAGTAATTAATTCTATTTCAGAAACTTGGGTTGGAGGTTTTGGTCTTAGGGTAGGAGCTACTGCAGTAGTAGTAGGTACTATTGTTGCAGGATTTAATACTGTAAGAGGTATTATTAGGTCTGTTGGGTATTTACAAACTATTGCTACTGCTTCTACTGAAGGTATGTCTGCTGCAGCAATAAAAACTAATACTCAGTTTGCCATTATGGAAGCACACATGGTAAGGATGGTTAACCTTATGAGAACCATGGTTCAACTCCAAATGATGTCAAGCGGTATCGGTATGAATTCTGCTGGTAGATTTTATAACACTAAAACCGGAAGATATGTTAAGACACCAAATCCTGGAGTACCATTAGCAACTACTATGGCGGGTAATTTAGCTGGAGGGGCTTTAGCTGGAGCAGGTGCCCAAGTTGGTAGTCAAGTGGCTAGGCAAGGTGCTATAAAAGGTTTAACCTCTATAGGTGGTAGACTTATGGGATTACTCGGTGGACCCTGGGGATTAGCAATTACTGTAGGTCTTCCTTTATTAATTGAGGGTATTAGTTACCTTAGTAATTCAGTAGATAGGAATACTGAAGCTCAGAATAAAGAGAAAGAAGACCCAACTACCATTAGAGCCCAGAATGAAGAGAGATTTATTAATGCTGTTAGATTAGCTATCAAGGAAGGCATGAGAGATTCTCGTATCAATATCTCAGTAGATGGTCAAGCAGTTGGAGATTATGCTCCAGGTTCTCAACAAGATTTTACTGGAGCTGCATTTGTAATGGGAATATAAAACTAAAACACTATGGCTAGAGTATTAAATAAAGCAGCAGGTAAGGTTGTTGAAAAGTACAATGACCTTACAAGAGATACAGCAGGTGTTCTTACGGGTCCATTAAATAAACTATGGAGAGCTCGTATATTACTCAATCGAACTCTTTCTACTCTTCCCAAAGATGATGCTCAAAAGGGTAAACTCTATACTCCCAATGGAGTAATCGGAGAAGCTCAAATATCGTCTAAGAACCCTATTCTAAACAAACAACTCCAGGCTAAATGGAGAATGGAATTACAATTCCCGAGATTAGAGGAGAGTGAGGGAGTAGACCCAGCAAAGGGGAATAAGAATACTACTAATTACAGAAACTTCGAGGCTAAAGCAGATGTTATATATCAGAATGAAGTAAGGATATATAACATGACTGTTAACCCCACTCAATACATTACCTTACAGAATAGACCTCCAGAAATAGATTTTAGAGGAGAAACCACATGGGCCACCATTAAATCAATGGGTCGCAATGTACCCATGTATCACTTTACTGGAGCTGAAGACATTATTCAATTCAATGTGTCTTGGTACTGTAATGACCCAGAAAATCCCGAGGAGGTAATCAATAAATGTAGGTTATTAGAGGCATGGTCTAAATCTAATGGTTACCAGGCTGCTCCTCCGATTGTTAAGATTGAGTGGGGGGATTCCGGTATATTTGATAATCACAACTACATTCTTACTTCAGCAACTTATACTCTGAAGAACTTCCAGAATGGTTATAGAGTAAGGGTACCCGGAAAGCCAGCTACTTTTGGTAATGGTAGGTTATTGCCTGCAGCAGCAACTCAAGAATTGATTTTCAAGAGAGTAAGTGCATATAACTTATCCTATGGAGATTTTATAAATTCCGATTCACTTAAAAAGACAGGAGGTATTAAATATGATTGATGTTAACCAATACCTAAAGGGAGCTAGCCCATACAATAATGCCTATGCTCTGAAGTATAACGATGGGGATTATTCCTTAGAGGCTAAACCTCCAATAGTACCAGAATCCCCTAACGATATTCAACATACTGTTAAAGATGGGGAAACCCTACAAAATATTGCTTTCAGGTATTATGGTGATTCTGGTAAGTGGTACATCATAGCTGAAGCTAATAAGATACTGAATCCTTTTAAGGAATTAGAAATGGGAACCCTAATAAGAATACCGACTTATGGCAGCTAAACAGAAACCTATATTATATAATGGAATGGGTCAACCTTATTTGGCCCTTTTCAATTTTGGAGGTATGCCTATAATGAATCCCATTACAGGTATACCCCTTGGAGCGTATATAAGTACCTGGAGTTATAGATATGATGAAGAAAAAGAAAACTTGGCTACCATTACTTTCGATACGGGTAATCCTGATACTGTAGATATTGCCGAGATTCAAGAGAACCAAAACATTTGTCTTCAATGGGGATATATATACCCTGATGGCCAATTTATATCTGGGCCCATAAAAATAATTAAGGTAAGGGAATTCGAAGCCGTATTTGATTCTACAGGTACTCATGTAACTATTAAGTGCATTGATTCTTCGGGAGATTTAAGATATCAACCTGCTTATGTTCATTCGGACATGGAGGGTTATAAATTATCTACCTATTTAGACAATGGCTGTGGGAATGCTACTGGTGTAATCATAGAAATATTTCAGTAATGGAACAACAGATAATAAGTAATAAAGTATACGAGTCACTACAGGTACCCACAGAGAATACCCGTACTACTACTGGTAAAGTACTCTATGCTAACAAATACAGTGGAGTAGCAGAAGTAGCTATGCCAGAAGACTTGAAAGCTTTAATTGATAGTGACTTTGGATTAGTGGGCAAGAACGTCTTAGTTCAATTAGAACAGAAGATGAAAGGGTATACTAATGGGCCATGGTATGTGGATTCAAGGGATGGTGTTATCTATATACATAATCGGAAATTCCATGAAGAACCGGTATGTACTTATACATATCAAGGAGAGAATGGGGAAGTACTTAGAGTATCTTTTGCTACTCAGAAAATAACTAAAAGAGTTAAAGCAGTATTAGCTCCATCTCTAGACCCAGATAGTAAAGATTTATCGGTATTATCAACTAATATAAATGAGCCAGAGGATAAACCGCCGTTAGCTTTAAGACCTCCTGTGGCTCAGGTAGATAACCTTATGGTGTCTAATATTACTGGCAATGGGTTTGAAGATTATAGAAGTCATCCTACTACACCAACTGAGGTAATGGATGCTTGGGACACTCAGCTTCAGTATAACATGGAAAAAACTGCAGAATATAAAAAGAGAGTAGAAGAATATGAAGCAGTGGGTCCAGTAGGTGCTTATGAAGCAGGTAAGCAAAGGAGATTTGATGAAATGTCTACCGAAGAAGTACGAGCTACCATTAATCAAGCAGCCAACGAGTTACCTGATGATAAGAAGAATGCCCTTAAGCAAGTACTAAAAAATTCTAAAAATGGTAAAGAGTTAGAAGCTAATCTTAAGAAGCTATTAGAATGCGAAATGTATCTTTTCGAAGACGAAGATGGTATGGAGTTTATGGTAGAGGAATATGTAGACCCATTAGACTATGACCCAGAGGGTTATACCTCTAAACAGGCCGGAGCAGGTATAGCTTCTGGTATCAATTTCCAAAGGGGAGTACTACCTGCATCAGAAAGAGGGTTCGAAGCTTTAAATAAAGACCCCTATACTGAAGTACTATCTGGTATGGAGATTGATACTAATAAACACTATGGCCAAGGTCAATATGGTAAGAAGGTTAAGGTAAGACATATGAAAAGGGTAAACCTTAAAGTTCCGATTTATAAACTCTACCATAACCTATTCAGTAGATATGGTGGAGCTGATAAGTATGCTTGGGCAGCTAATGCCAATGCCAATGGTGGTTTAAAGCAAACTGAGAAAAGATTAGTATGTCAACTTCAGGTAGTGGGTAGACCTATGCTAGCAACTTCCCAAATAATCCGAATAGATAATGTAGGGAAACGTTGGTCAGGGCTTTGGTATATAAAACAATGTACTCATTCTATGGATGCCGGTCAAGGGTATATAACTAATATGGAATTAGTAAAGAACAATTCCAAGTCTGGCTCTGTAACTTCTAAAACTGATTTATCTACTCAAAACATCGTAGCTAATGATGCTAAAGCTAATGCTAAAACTAAAAAGGGGCAAGATAAAAAAGCTTTAAGTACTTCTCAGAATCTTAATCTTAACTTTACTTATAATGAGAAGGTATATTACAATGAGCATTTCTTGAATGATAAGGGGGACATAATCGATATCAAGGGTCAAGCTGAGTTTATTCGAAAGAAGGCTTATTATACTGAAGTAAATGCTGATAATCCCCAAGCCTTGGCAGAGGGTATAGTGTTATCTACAGGTAATACAGTTACCTCTAAGGGTAAGTTAATTCCTGGTAAGATATCAGTTAAACAAATCCAAGTGCCTGAAGATTATGGGGTTAAGTTTAATTATATGGCCATAGCTAATCGAGTATATCGAGACATAGCTAAAAGGCATAAGCGAATAGCAAGTCAAATCTATGTAGAAAAATAAGGGTATGAGTTACGAAACAGCAAAGATAATAACCGACGAAGGCTTAGAGGGTCTTGGTCGGTATTACTCTGTTTATCGTGGCATTGTTATTGATAATAACGATGTAGAGAAACATATGAACAGGGTAAAGGTATGTGTTCCAGAGGTAATGGGTGGAGTATTTGCTTGGGCATATCCTAAAGGACAACATGGTTCAATTAGTTCTGGTTTCAAATTCTTAGCCCCTAAAGTGGGAGATACGGTATTTGTTACTTTTGAATTTGGGGACCCAACTAAACCTCTCTGGGAATACCATGGTTGGGGAATGAGTCAAATACCCCAACCTCTGGATGGTCCCAATAAAATGGGGATAGTTACTCCCGAAGGAAACTTAATAGTAATAAATGATGATAACGGAGAACTCAATTTACATTTCAATGGACCTGTAAATGTTCGTTCGGAGAAAGAGATAGTAATAAATGCCGAAGGGGATATCAATGTATCTTCTGGTGATTCCGTGATACTTAATACTGGAGAAAATGGCGGAGTAATCAATATTTTTCAATTAACCGAAAAATTAAACCAAACCATTAAAGAACTAGAACAACTTCGTAGTATGTTCAATTCTCATGTACACTCAGGTGTAACTACTGGACCAGGTTCTTCGGGTCCAACTTTAACTCAAGTAATTAAACCTTTCTCACAATTCGTTGTAGACGATTATGAGGATAAAACCTGCATACACTAATGGAAAAGAATTACTTTACAGACTTAGTTGGTATAGGTGTAACTTACCCTATCCAACTTACAACTAATGAAAAGGGTGAAAGAGGTTGGTACCCAGTAAATGGGGATTTTAAACTTATCAGAGATAATATAAGTTCGATATTATATTACATGATAGGCCAGAGATTTCGACAGGAAAACTTTGGTAGTAAACTATGGCAATGTATTGAGGAACCAAACTCACAAGCCCTAAGTTTTATAATTAAAGAGTTTTTAAAACAAGCCATAGGTGCTTGGGAACAAAGGATAACCTTCCAAAATATCACAGTTACTAGAGTTGATGCAAAAATACACATAGAAGTAACCTATGTAGTAAATGGAACAAATTCTAGTCAGTACCTCGATATCACCTATGACCGGTCGGATAATTCATTAAATACACAATAATATGGGAATCACAAATAAATGGCTTAACCCATACCAGAGGTCTTATCAACAGATTAAGGCCAAGCTGGTTGAATCCCTTATGGGACTCAAAGACCCTCAAGGTCAGAAACTCATAACGGATTATTCGGAGGGGAACATCTTAATTATCATCCTCTCATTATTTGCGGCAATTGCCGAAGTACTTCACTACTATGTAGATAACATGGCAAGGGAAACTTTCCTATCTACGGCAAGAAGGTATGATTCGGTAGTTAAACATGGGGCTTTGGTAGATTATCATGCTCGAGCAGCAATTGCTGCTACAGTAGATGTAATCTTATCCAGAAGTATTACTGGTAATTCTATCGGAGCTAAGTTAACTATACCCCAAGGAACTTTATTTACAGATTCTAGTGGTAATTCCTGGTTATCTGCCAGAGACGTAACTTGGTATTCAAATGTAACTACTTGTAAAGTACCTATAGTTCAACACGAGAAGTATACTGCAAGTGCTTTAAATAATATGGTAATACCTACTGGAGATAGAGTTATAATTCATCTGGGTACTCTACCCAATGGTAAGTATTATGAACAAGGTTCTATGTCATTGCAGATAGGTGGGGAAACTTGGGTATTAGTAGATACATTTGCAAAATCCAAACCTACAGACAAACACTTTATGGTTTCAGTAGATGAGGCACTTAATCCTTATATAATGTTTGGGGATGGTACCTTTGGTAAGAAGCCTGCAGCAGGAGCAAAAATAACCAATGTGGTATTCTACTTAACCAATGGTACTCAGGGTAATGTAAAGAGTAATACTATTACTTCTGTACCTTCAGTAATCTCTTCTTCAATTACTGATGCTACCGTAAGTAATGCTTACGATGCCGGAGGTGGTTCAAACTATGAAAACTTTACAATGCTCAAAGAACATATACCTTTGAGTGTAAAGACTTTGGGAGTAGCAATTACCAAAGAGGATTTCGAAAGTTTAGCTATGTTAGTTGATGGGGTAAACAAAGCTAAAGCCGATTATGAATGCGGTAGAAAGCTTACAGTATATATTAGCCCCGATGGTGGAGCTGTTGCTTCTTCTGAATTAATCAATAGGGTATACAATCTATTATCTCAAAGAGCTCCTATGACCACATGGTTAAAGGTTAAATCTGCAGGTAAGGTTCAGATTATTCTAGAGATGGGAGTTACTGGTAAGAAGTCTTATAAGACTCCCGAGATACAAACTCAAATTCTTACAGCATTATACAATGCCTATTCTCCAGAGCAAGCTCAGATAGGAGGAAGCGTAAGGTTATCGGATATATATGCCCTAATAGATAACTTATCAACAGTAGATTACCTTCACCTTACTAAATTCTATATTAAACCTTGGCCTACTACCATCTATGGTAATAAAGAATTGAACTTGGGTCAGTTTAAATTGAATAAGGCTAAAGGGTCTATGACTTACTATATTACCTTCAATTCATCCACTACTTTTACTGTACGTTCTGTATCAAATGGGTATATGGCTACTGGTACTGTAGGTAATTCTATACAGGTAATAGATAAGGCTAATGGTTTTGACTTCTCTTTGGATATTCAGAACAATAGCTATCAGTCTGGTTACAGATATTCTATTACGGTATCAGAACCTAACCATGACTATGAAGACCCCGGTTTTAATTTACCAGTATTTGAAAACGCTTCACAATTGACTTTAACCGTAAAAGAAATTGTATAATGATAAACCTCAAAAATCTAATCGACTTTTTGCCATTCGAGTATAAAGCTCAAGATACCTATAAGGTAAATGGCAAAGGCATCTTAGAGAGGTTTCTAGAAATTTGTGGAGAGCATTTTGAAGATTACATTACAAAGGATATTGAGAATATCTTAGACATTATTGATATAGATAAGGCTCCGGATATGTATCTCAATTTCCTTTGGCAATTCCTCGGAGAAATGCCCTTTGCTTATGGGAACACTATAGATGCACAGAAATGGGCAGAGTACTTTAATGGGTTCTACTCCGATGCTAAACTCCAAGAGTTATCTAAGCTTTGGATAATACCAAAGGAGGGACCCTTTACTTTAACCAGTACTCAAGTAAGAAACATCCTGAAGTACTCAATATCTCTTTTTAAAATAAGAGGCACCTCTGAGTTCTTCGAGATAATGATGAGGTTGTATGGATTAACCTGCGTAGTAACAGACCCTGCAAAAGCAGATAGCTATGATGGTTGGGTAAAAGGCAATCCACACTTTGACCAATACTATCAGTATGACGATAAGTATACTTACGATAATACTTTTGATTGTTCTCAGTGTATACCAGTAACCTTTAGACTTACAGGTCATGGATATACTTCGAACTCGGCAGCTTTTAGAAAATTTAGAGAAGCTGTAGAGGCTTTCTTTAAAAGGTTCATACCCTATCATGTATCTTTCAATATTCAATATGGGTTTACCGTAAATGATGGGTATACTATTAAAGCCGAGTTAGTAAATCCAGACCAACCCAATTTGATTACTTCTGAAGTATATGAAGTACCAGTGAGGGTAACAGTAACTTCAGATTGGGTAAATGCTGACTTAAGGTACCAGATATCCAGTGATAACGTAAACTGGGGTTACACCAAACATGAAAGTGGTTCTATCTTTAACATACCCAGGGCAGGTACTTATTATTTTAGAAGTGTGGGAGACCCTACTAAGGTAACCCAAATCACCGTTAATCAAGAATCCTATAATCGAGTATATTCTATTACTTGCGACCCAATTACTGGAAAGATAACTCCTACTAACCTAAAAGTAAGTACAGTAGTAAGGGCAAATGTATCTTATAAGGGTACAGTGAAAACTTGTAATGTACGATTATCTGGTACGGATATAGTGAAAGTCTCTGGTTCAACTTGGGAGTTTTCCGAACCAGGTACCTATATATTCGAGGTAGTAGAGTTCCCAGTGAAGCAAACTTCTTTTGTCGTAACTCGAGAAGAGGTTACATATAAGGTAAGATGTACACCTTCTGAATTTAGAGTTGGGGATAAGCAAAGTATTAAAGATGCTACCACTACTCTTACCATTGAATCTAATTATCCAGAATCATTTACTGGTGAACTATACTGTAAGCTAATTGGTGATACTAAGTTGTTTAAGAACGGGGATAAGTTTACTGCTAATAGTTATGGTACTTATAAGTTTAAATGTACACTGGATAAAAGGGAAACAGATGAAGGTGTAGGTATATTCGAAGTAGTATCTGGTAAGACTGCAGTATATAGAATTACGGTTAGCCCACCAACAGTTACATTATTCAATGGCTCTGCCAAGACTATCGTAAAGATACAACGTATTTCTGGTAATGGGTATGATTATAGAGTAAGGGTAATTGAAACTGGAGAAACCTTTGATGCTCAGAATGGATATGTATATACTGCAAATAGGGCAGGGACTTATACCTTCCAGTCAGTAGCTTATCCTACTGCTAAGACTACTCTGGTAGTTAATAACTCTCCAGTAGTACATCAGAACAAGTTAAAGATAGTACCTTCAGATGCTACAGACAGTCATTGGAAAGAACCCAACTGGGCATTACCAGAAGACCAGATAGATGATACTTATGCAGTATACCAATTACTGGATGAGAAGTCTGCTTGTAAGTTCCATCTTGAGGAAATGGAAAATGGGTTCAATGTAAGTGGTACTGCTACCTGTGATGAGAACGGGGAAACCTATAACCTTGATGAGGAAATTGTTCTTACCAAGGCTGGGACTTATACCTTTGTGGCAGATGATGGTTCTTCATTAAGATGTCAAGTAATACTGGAAGATTATCCTACAATCATCGAGATTTCTTGTACTCCCACTTATGCAGAATTAAAGGGGAATGTTAAACAAGTATCTACTTTAATCAAGTGTACTTCTAATAAACCTGACTTCGATAGTCGAATAAGGGAAGTTGGTAAAGTAACTACTTATGACGCAGGTGGTGCTGGTTATGAATTTGTAACTGCACAAGCTGGAGAGTATATATTCGAATCAGTGGTAGATACTTCGAAGAGAACTAAGTTCACCGTAGTAGATGCAGACCTTTTAAGTGTTAGTCCTCAAAAGTTAGAATGGGAACATGATGACCTCTCAGAGAAAACATTTACCATTACAACTTACAGTAATCAATCTTGGCAAATAGTAGAACAATGATAAATTCAACAATCGATAGAATAACAGAAACCATAACTCAGTCTTTATTCAAGACATTCACTGTGGGTATATTGGGAGAGTGTACACAAATCCTGTATGATTTGAGATGGATGATAGTCCTTGCAATAATTCTAATCCTATCAGACTTATGGTTTGGGTTATCTGCAAGTAGGTTACAGAAAGTCGAAATTCGAAAATCTAGAGCTGGAAGAAGAACTCTAAACAAGATAGTAGATTATATCTGCTATGTTCTACTTGGTGCTGTACTTGGTAAAGCTATTGGAGAACCCTATGGGATGAACCCAATAGTAGTATCAATAACGGTTATGGTAATTTGCTACTGTTTCGAAATAGATAGTATATATGGACACATCTGTGAAATACATGGTATTAAGAAACGGTATAGTATATGGAGAATACTCTTTAAATTGTTAACCTTAAAGTTCAAGGATGTAGGTGAAGCATTTAAGGATATGTCAGAACAAAAGAATCAATTTAAAAATACTAAGGACAATGAAGACGTACTTTAAGTATGAAGGTATTATTAAATCAAAGGAAGCAGCAGAGGCAATTGCTGCTCCTTCTGGTTTAGGACCATTCTGTGGATTTGGCTCAGCTACCATAAATGGTAACAAGTTAGTGGTATCTCCTCAGGGAGTTGCTGGAAGTAAGTATGCCAATGTAATCAAGGATAGGATTATGGCAAGGTATATGGCAAAGGCTTCAGAAGATGGAGAATTGCCAGACGTGAACTTTGGATGTATTTCAAGAGATGGGTATGTATTTATATCCGATGAACAAACGATTACTATTGAGAACATCCAAGGTACCCAAGGTTCAACAGAAGAAGTATTACTCTTTGCAGTACATACTACTATTTCTGAACCAGTAGATAATCCAGTAGACTTTGTAGCTTATTGGAATGAATCCTCCGAAAGCTTCTACACCTTGTTTAAAAAGTCTCTGGATATTTATTATCCGATTGCCGAAGAGAATCGTACACCGGATATCATTAATAATGATGTATATTCTAATTACGATATGACCTATAGCAATCTTCTAGAGCTGGTAGAGAGTGCTTGCCCTTATTACTCTAATAATAAAACTTCCGTTGTTCTTATCGGAGTATATGGTAAGGGTACTGATGCAATGACCAAACGAAATGAGAACTTTGCTATCGTACCCTATCAAGGTAAGTTCCAAGAAATCCCTTATACTACTGCTGCCCAGAGTATGATGAAAGAATCAGTGAAAAGAGTAGAACAGATAAATTCGGGCTTTCCAGTAGTAGATGAATCGGGTACTAAGTTAAATATCAAGCAATACATTGATAGTCAAATTGAGGCTATCAGAAAAGAATTCTCTGAATCTCTGAGTACTGCTAACTTACCCATCGGTTCTATTATTCTTTGGGAAACCGATGTAATACCCGATGGTTGGGCAGAATATACTAAGGCAGCTGGTAGAATAGTTATTGGTTACCAAGCTGGAGGTGTTCAAATTGGGGATGAAGTAATGTTACAGAATGTCGGAGATTACTATACACCCACTAAGGGTAACTTCTTAATCTCAATTAAAGGTGATGACCTTCCTAAGCATAGGCATGCTCTTGGTGTATCTAAAGGTAAACAAGATAATGCCAATGACTGGGAGAACGTTCGTCCTCAATCTTTCTTTAATAGGGAGACGGGATTGAATGGAGATTTCGGTAGAGGAACTCCTACCAAGGGTATTCAAGATGGTGCTATCGTAGTAAGCTGGAACCTATTAGGGGAATCTTTCTTACAAGAAACTTCGGTAGAAACTTTGGATATTGAAAAATTGCCACCGACTATTACATTACGATATATCCAAAAGATATCATCATAAAGTTGTTATTAGTTATTTAGTAGTATTAAAACTCATGTGTATTATTTGTATTGTTTAAGAGTAAACATTTGTTTACAATCTGTGTTTTGCGTAGTAAAAATTAATTGGGAGAGGGACGTTGGGAAACGCCCCTTTTCTTTTGTGTTAATACTTAAGTTCTTCTTTAGCTCGGTCTTCCCAATATTGTATATCTTGTCTAAGTTCTGATATATATCTCATAGATTCATTAGTCTTAGGCATTTCGAAAAATTCGATAAGCATTATATTAGTTATTCGAGTACTATTTTCAAGCCTTTCCTTGATAAAAGGGGGAGGAGTAATTAATACCTCAAACAAAAGATAGGCATCTGGAGAAAGCTTATCCTTCATATAAGTATACATCATATCAAGCATTTCTGATTTAGCTTTCTCTTCTTCGGTATCATCCTCTAATTCTTTGTCATTGTCGAATAAGTCATCAAGTTTAAAGAGGCTTTGATTATACTCTGCTTGTTCTCCGTATGCAGAACGAAGCAATTTATTTTTGAATGTACTAAGTGATGCAAGGGTTCTTGCTTTAAGATGTTCTTCAGTACATTCACCATAGTATTTGTTGAAAACAAATAACATCTTATCCCAGAAATAAGATTGGATAATATCCGGTGTAAGATTAAACCGTTTATAATCAATCTGACGGGTAAGATTTCTGATTACTGGCTTACAGACTTTATAAAGTCTGTTGAATGTAGCTTCATCATATTCCTGCATAGGTTTTAATCTATGAAGCTCTGAGCCATTATTTCCTTTACTTTTTCCCATGTTATTAAATATTCGTTATGCAAATATAAGTATTTTTTCTTATATAAAATAATAATATTAAATAATCTGGAGCTTAAGGTAGTGGATTAGTAGTTTCTAGATAGATGTCAACATGCTCAGAACTATCTCGGTACTATCAAAATCTATTAGTTTATATAATATTGCAATATAGATATGAAGAAGTTTAAAGACAAAATCAAATTCAGTTTCACTCCGGATTTTCAGTTAGAGATACTCCGGTTTGTTTTAAGAGATAAGGAAGGAGGCTTAGTCCTAAAAAGGATTAAATCTAATTACCTGGTCCTTATAGAGCATTCTCTTATATTCGAGGGCATTGCTAAGTATTTTAAAAAGCAAGGTAAGATGCCTTCGGAGAATATCCTAAAGCAAGTAATAAAAGAATTGCTAGAATCCAAAACATACGTTGATTTGGTAACGAAGGATGATATACATAATATAGAGAAAATAATAAGCAATCTGTATCATATACCTTTATCAGATTCTGATTATATCAAAGAAAGGATATATCAGTTCTCTACTTATGTTGAGATGAAGAACTTAAATGATTCCTTCGATTTGGATAACTTCGAACAATACGAAGAGTATTCGAGGAAGATTGAAAAGGTACTTCAGAAAAGTAAACCTAAGAAAGAAGATGAACCTTTATATATGATTCGGGATATTACCGAGAGACAGTTTAGAAGACAATCAGAACCTTCAGTTATACCTTGCCCATTTAGGCAGTTGAATGAACTAACTAATGCAGGAGGTTATCCAGAGCATTCAGTTAACGTGATATTGGATAAACCCAAGGCAAAGAAAACCTTCTTTATGGTAAACCTTGCAAGAGGTTATCTCAGAATGAAGAAGTCAGTATTATATATTGATACAGAAAATGGTCAAGAACAAATTATGGACCGTTTCATTCAATCAAGTATTAATAAAACCAAGAAGGAATTATACTCGGGTGAATATGATAAACTTGAGGCAAAGCATTTAAGGAAACTTGCAAGGTTTGGAGTTGAATTAGTGGTTGAGCGTGTACCAGCAATGATTACTAATACCACTTATATAAGGGAAAAGATAATTCAACTTCGTAATCAAGGAATCGATATTAAAGTTCTTATGGTTGACTACGCTGGTAAACTTGCATCAATAGCGGGGGATAGGGAAGATTTCGAAAGAATATCTAATGTATACATAGACTTGAGTAACTTAGCCGAAGAAATGAAACTTGACATAATATGGACTGCACACCATATTACTAGAGAGGGTAAAAAACATAGAAAAACCCGATATGATGAAAATGATATATCTGGTTCTATAGCCATAGTAAGAAATGCCCAAGTAATTATGGGATTAAATGCTACAGAACAAGAAGAAAGGGATGATATACTAAGGACTGAGATAGTAGTACAAAGGGATGGTCTCCCATCAGGTAGAGCTCTTTTTAAATGTTCCACAGAAACTCAACGGTGTACTGAATTTACTAAAGAACAACGAAAAGAGTATGATGAAGTGTATTCTGGAGTATTAGATTCTATGATGAAGAGTTCTAAAGATAATCCCTCTGCAAATAAAGAAAAGTATGAGAAGAAATCAGGTGATATCTAAAAGAAAGTTAATCTCTAATATAGTAGGGTGGCCAGATTATTATATTTCTAAGAGAAGTAGGTTATATAGATACTACCCTAAAAGAAAAGTATGGATGTTATTAAAAGGTACCATCAATCAGGGTAGGATATATCATATATTAAGAGATAGTAATAAACATAAAAGGATTCAGGCTTCTAGATTAGTAGCCTTAGCTTGGGTACCTAACCCAGAGAGTAAACCTCATGTATGTCATAAAGATAATAACCCTTGCAATAATATACATACTAATCTTTATTGGGGTACACAGAAAGAAAATATACAACAGTGTATCAGGGATAATAGATTTAGACCTCAAGGTAAAGTACCCATATCTAGAAAGGCTATACTTAATCTTAATAAAGATTATTTAAACGGTGTTACTATAAAGGAACTAAAACAGAAATACAATATAACCCATATTCATAGATACGTTAAAGAAACTAAAAAGAGATATAGATTAGGACATGATAGGGTACGAGAGTTAATTAGGGATAAAGCCAAGGGTTACTCCAATAAAGAATTGGGAGAAAAGTATAAGCTAAGTAAAGCTAGTATTAGTCACTACTTAAATAGAAGTTTATGAAAATAACAAACCAGTTTAAGTCTAAGCTCAAAACTTATTTCATTAAAAGACTTGGAGCTTTTGAATATCGACATGGCTGGATGCGTATACCAACTTGCCCCTATTGTGGGAGAGAACATAAGTTGGGAGTTAATCTTTCTATGTATAGAACCAATTGTTTTAGATGTAATGCCCATCCTTCTCCTGCTCAACTAATAATGGACATAGAAGGATTTACTGAGTACCATGAACTAATTAATTTTTTGAACAATGGCCAATTTGATGAACTACAGTTTAAGGAAGAGAAAATCGAACTTGCCGAAAGTAAGCCAGTATATCTCCCTGAGGGATTTAGAAACATTTCGCTCGGGGATAGCCAACTTGCAAAAAGCATTCGGGGATATATCAAGAAACGCGGATTTAGCCTCGAGAAGTTTTCAAGATACGGTATCGGCTACGGTACAATGGGTACGACATATGGGTACCTTATCATCCCGTTTTATTATCGAGGACAACTTAGGTATTACAATGCTCGAAATGTTATCGGCAAAGGGCCCAGATATAATAACCCAGACAAAGATATCACCGGTTTGGGAAAACAATTTATCATCTTTAATCATGATGCGTTGGAGATGTATCGGTCGGTATTCATTTGCGAAGGAGCACTTAATGCTCTCACAATTGGGGATAGAGCAATTGCCACAATGGGCAAAGCTATTAGTCAGTACCAAGTCAATGAACTACTTAAATCCCAATGCCAAAGATATATTATCCTTTTAGACCCCGATGCCAGGTCTTATGCTGTTAATCTCGCACTTAAATTAGTAGCTTATAAAAAAGTCAAGGTAGTATTTCTTCCAGAGGGTTTTGATGTAAATGATTTGGGGAAGAAACAAACACTTAAGCTAGTATATCAAACAAGGTATCAAAGTTATCAAGAACTGATTCAAATCAGAAACTCTTTGGAGTAAGGATTTCCTATTATATTATAAAATAATATATTTATGCGTGAACCATCTATCCATATAACTAAGTCTCAGTTTGAGGAAATATTAAATACCCTAGAGGTAGATAACTTCCCAGTTGAGGCTTTTTTTGTTATTGCTCGAAAGGAGGCAATAAATCATAGAGCAGTCTTAGTTTCTAATAATAAGAATACTAAGCGAGTTAATAACATTTTACTAGCATCTAAGGGGGATGCTGCCCTTGTTGCTGATATTTTATATGCAACTCGTATAAAGTTAAAGCATAGGGGAGTTCGTAAAATAAATGAGAGTAATTCTCGAGAATGGGCAAATTGTAAAAAGCTTGCAGAGGTATGTAATACCTTCTGTGAAGATTTTAAATTTGATACCCGGGAAGGTTTTATCAAATACATTGAGACTGGGTTAAAGAGAATGACTGATTATCGTAATGTTATGCAAAGGTTATTATCCATGCAGGAGAACATTACTAATCAGGTAGATGCTGAGATAGAATTACAACATTCAGATTTAGAACTTACTAAAGAGATACATGATTATTTCATAGGTAAGATTGCTAAGGCAACTGGTATATATGAGTCTTATGAAAATCAACCTGAGAAGTATGTACACTTTGCAAAGGTAGGTGAATTCCTAAAAGAGGAGGGCTGGAATTATAAGACCTTCATCGATGCTCAGTTTGAATCTCTTGCATGGTGCAATGGGTTACCAGATATTGCACAAATGTATACGGATAAAGCAATTGAAAGATACAATAAGTATTTATATAAGTATAAGAATAAACAACTACTTGAAGGTGAACCAATAGTAGAGGGAAGTCTTTGGGATTCTATAAACAGCTGAATGTATGACGAAATATGATAATATACCTGGATTCCCCGGATATTACATTAGTAAAAGGGGAGGACTTTGGTCTAATCGTAAAAATGGGCAATGGAAAAAATTAAAGCCCCATCTTAATAAAATGTGGAACAGGTATCAATGTACTCTAAGGGATTCTCGTGGCATTAGGAAACTTTGTAAGATTTCTCGGCTAGTAGCTACAGTTTATTTACCTAATCCAGAGAATTTACCCATAGTAATGCACCTAGATAATAATCCGGCTAATGATTATTATCGAAATTTAAAATGGGGTACCCAGAAAGAAAATATTAAACAATGCTTATCGGATGGTAGGCTTTTTAAAAACGAAGTCTTCTTATCTCGTCAACAAAAGCCAGATACAATTAGAGATTCCGTAGTTAAAGACTACATAAAAGGATTCCCATTAAAATACATAAGTAACAAATATCAAGTATCTATTTCTTGTATTACCTCGATCTTAAGGGAACGTAGGATTACAAGAACTAGAGATACTAAATTTAAAATCAAAAAGTAATATGAAAGGTTTACAATTTTTCGGAAACAGAGTAGAGGATGCAGCTAATGCTTTTATAGACGTCCTCAAGTATTCAGACCAATCCGTGGATTATCCAGCTGTAACCTTATCAAATCATGGTAATCATTTATCTCAAAGGGTTTATAGATTAGTGGCTTTGGTAAATAAACCAAAGCCTTCTTCTACTAAACTAGTTATAAGACATTTAGATGATAACCCTTTGAATAATCATGTAGATAATCTTAGATGGGGCACTCAAAAACAAAATATGGAAGATGCTAGAAAAAATGGTAAATTAAGAGGGTCTTCTTGTAAAGCTTCTAGAGCTAAGTTATCTAAGAAAGATTTAATCCTTATATTTAAGTTAAAGGCTAAAGGCCTATATTATAAGGACATAGCTAAAAGATTAGGCGTATCAGTAGGTACAATAGGAAGAGTTATTAATAAAAAATCTTATAGAGATGAAAATATTGATAGAAAACGGTAATGTTTGTAGTTTAGACTTACCCCTTAAGTTCGCACAAAAACTTTATAATGAGTTTGCCATTCGACATCCGAATGCTTTCTACTTACGTACAAGGCAAAGAGGTATGCAGAATTGGGATGGTAAAATTCACTACATTACCAAGACTGGGCAATTTAAAATAGGTTTATTTCCTAAGGTATACGATATGTGTATTGAAATGGGGATTAAACCTAAAGTTGTAGATATGAGACAACCCTTACCTAAAGTCAGTAAAGTAGTTACGAATATAGGTAAATATAAATTAAGACCCGAGCAAGAGAAAGCAGTTAAGTCTGTGATTAATAATCGAGTAGGTGATACACCTTTCCATATTGGTGTATTAGATTACACGGTTAATGCCGGTAAAACTCTTATCATGTCGTCTTTATATTTAACCTATAAGAAGCAGTTAAAGACTTTGCTAATAACTAATGATTCGGATTGGTTAAATCAAGCTAGAGAAGAATTTAAGCAATATCTTCCGGGAGAAGATATCACTTTTGTTCAAGGCAAGGTTTTAAACTGGAGTAACTTTACTATAGGTATGGTTCAATCTATTTCGAGAAATATGAGATTCTATCAAAAGGAATTATCTCAAATAGATATGGTACTTATAGATGAGGCTGACCAAGGAGGTAGTAAGCAATATCAGAATGTAATCACTCGGTTATTTAATACCAGAATTCGTATAGGATTATCTGGTACCATTTATATGAGCAAGCTTGCTAAGGATAAAGTTAAGAATATGAACTTAGAATGTTTCTTTGGTAAAGTGATTGCCGAGTTTAAACTTAAGGATTCTATCAAAAAGGGTTACTCAACAAAAACCGTTGTAAAGATGGTACCTGGTAAACCCTGGTATGGTAATTGGGAATCTGATTGTATTTCCTATAAGGAAATATACGATGATTCAATCACCAATTGTTATACAGCTTGGTTAATGGCTTATAATAGATTACTATGGAACCTTAATCAAGGCAGATACCCTGCTCTCGTAGTATGCAAGCATATTGCACATTGTGAAAATCTATATAAGTTCTTTAAAAAGAAACTGGGCGATGCCTATAATATTGCCTACGTGCATGTTAATACTCCCTCTAAGTTAAGACAACAAATAATGAGGGATTTTAGGGAAGGCAAAATAGATATCCTGGTATCAACTACAATCATTGCTCGAGGTAAAAACTTTCCTAAGCTTAAGTACTTACTTAATGCAGCAAGCATGGATAGTCAGGAAAAATCTATTCAGTTTCTTGGTCGTTTGGTAAGAACCGATAAATCGAAAAAGAAAGTATACCTGGATGACCTTCATTATCCTGGCCCTTATTTAGATAGACATGGTAAGCATAGGAAGCAATATTATCAGAGACAAGAATTGAAAGTAATATTGTTAGATAAGCTATGGAAGAAACATCCTAACCATAGCCTTATTAAGAGTTAACTAGAAGTACTATGAGTATTTACTTTTTCTCCGTAGGAGGAAAAGAAGATTACAATTAATAAGCATATAGGCATTATGAATAATGATAAACTAATATGTATCAGAGATGAGGATGATACTAAACTAACTACTCTATTATCAGATGGTTGGAAGATAATCCAAATCTCTGCATCCGGTATTTATTGCTGGGTACTCTTAAGGAAACCCAATAACACTAAAAAGAAAATTAAAGGCTTTCAGTGATGGAGAAATATATTTTAATTACAGCGGTTGTTATTATGATAATAATACTCGCTTTAGACTTCATACTTTCTAAGGATGGTTATCAATGCCATTCATGTAAGAAACGTTTTCATAAAGAGGATTTGGAAATCAAAGGATGGCATTTCAAAGAATGGGTCTGTCCTAATTGTAAACACCTTAATTATACTTATGATGAGGAAGATTAAAGAATGGTTTAAGTCTCTCGTTGTTGGGGAGGTACATAATCCTAAACATGTATTCAACTGTAGAGATTTGATATGGATATCAAGCTTGGAAACTTCTCAAAATACCCCCGAATGCTTTACTCATTTCTTTTGTTTGTACTGGAGTAATGGTATGGTAGTCAAAGTATGTCAAGAGAGTCACGATAGAAATTCATACCAAGAATTATATAAACTCAGGGAACTATTTATAAATAACATCGGTTATTCCTATGTTCCGATAGAAGATAACAGTGAGATATACATTTATTATAAACGTAAAAAGGATATATAATGGCTAAGTATCATTTATATATACGGGCAATCCCTGGATATTCAGATTATTATGCAACTGTAGATGGGGATATACTTAAGAAAAGAGGTAATTCTCTTTTTAAACTTACTCCTACCAAAGTTCATAATGGTTATTATACTGTTAAAATTATACACAGAGTTAAGGTTCATAGGTTAGTAGCTTTAACCTTTTTACCTAATCCCAATAATTATCCTATTGTAATGCACAAGGATAATAATCCAGAGAATAATAGGGTAGGTAATCTTAAGTGGGGAACCCAATCTCAAAACATGAAACAGATGGTTAATGATGGTAGACAAAGAAAATCTAAAATAATTAATTATAAATCTGAGGTATTAACCCTACATTCTCAGGGTTTTTCTATCCCTGAAATAATCAAGTCTGTGGGGATCAGTAAAACTTCAGTACATCATATAATAAAAGGGAAGCTATGAGTAAGAAAAGTAAACCAAAAAAGTTACCCGATTTAAGTAAACAAGATATTTTAACACCAATAGATTTAACTCAGTTGGGTACTAATGGCGATGTTTGCTTTGGTATTGGGTATGATTTATCAACTAAGGAATGTAAACTATGCGGAGACTCAGAATTATGTGCATTCAAGATGTCACAGAACTTGAACATTACAAGAAAAGAACTTGAACAGAAGAATCAATACAAGGATTTGGATGTACTTGAAGATACCGTTGGTATCAAGAAATACATCCGATGCTTGATTCGGAAAGGCAAAGAGAAAAAAGAAATTATCTCAAAGACAGTTGAGAAATTCGAAGTACCAAGAAAACGTATTAGAGAACTTTATAAAGAGTGTACTAAATAATGAAACCAATAGAGATGATATGGGCTATGTTCAAGGTATACCTTAACAACCCAAACTATTTTGTAAAGCAAGAAGATGTACTTGCTAATTTATGTATAGAGGGTTCTACCGATGTAATCAGGATGTGTAATTCATTGGGAGTACATGTTTCTAGACCCGAGAAATTAACTTTTGGACAACTTTTACGTAAATGTAATATATTATGAACAGATTTAGATTTATCAAAGTAAGGGAGGTAGTATCTCCCAACAGAGCAAACCCCAATGATGCTGGGTTAGATTTCTATGTACCAACTAATTTATACCCTGAGGATATTCATGACAAAAACGAATTTGATTCAAATGGGTATATTTTAGATATGCCATTTAATGAAAATTTCGTAAGGCATATAGCTTTAAAACCAGGTCATCGTATACTTATCCCATCGGGTATCAAAGGTTTGCTAGAACCTCCTGCATCTATGTTAATGGCAGCAAACAAATCTGGTATAGCTACTAAGAAAGGATTAATCTTTACTGCCGAGATAGTGGATTCTCCCTATGTTGGAGAGATACACATTGGAGTATACAACACTTCTCAAGAAGCCCAGGTTATTGAAGCTGGCCAGAAGCTGGTACAATTTATTCATGTACCTATCCATATTACTGAACCAGAAGAGATTCAACAAGAGGAATTTTATACTGAATCCCAGATGTGGGGAAGTAGAGGAGGGAATGGTTTTGGTTCATCAGGAAGTAAATAATCATGGACATCAGGAATATAAATGAACAAGTGCCTCAGGTAGAAGAAACTGAGGCACGGGTACTACAGGAAATGTATGTTCTTGGGATAGAGCAATTCTCTGGGTATAAATCCATAGAAAAGCTACCAGATTACCCATTAGATATAAATAATCCAAAGAGCCAAGTTATTCTAAAGGATTTTATTGGTAGAGTTATTGAAGAGTTAACCGAAGGATTCGAATCTACTGATGAAGTAGTATCTATATATCGTGATTATGGATGGAATAATGATTGTTTAACCTCAGAGGAATATACTCAGGTATTAAACCATCTAGCAAATGCAAATGAAGAACAAGCAGATGCCTTGGGATTCTTCTTTACTTTGCTTCTGTATTCTAATATATTGCCAGAAGATATATTAAAATACCAAGATGCAAAGAGTTTATTTGAGGTAATGGCAATTGGAGTCAAAGACTTACTCATCAAGTACCCAGACCATCGAAGTGTAAGGAAATACCCTATACTAAGTCCAACTGATTGGGCAAGAGAAGATAGAGCAGAATATGATAAGATAGTTTCTTATACCCCAGGTTTTCATGAAATGAGCGAGATATCTCATGAAAATGAGAAGCTATATTTATGGGAAGTAATATATGAACTCAATAAAGCAAGGAACTTCCTTAAATGTAGACCCTGGAAACAAACTCAAGTGATGACTAAAGAAATAGATTTTCAGGAATCATTAGTAAAAGCTTTCTATCTTTATATGGGATTCTTAGCCATGAATGGGTTTACTCCTTGCGGATTATTTAGTTTATTCTTTAAAAAACAACGTCTCAATTTATGGAGACAAAATACTAATTATTAATGTCAGGGTGGAATAAGAAATTAGAGGGACTTCAACTTAATCCGGAGGAGTCCCTCCATTCGTTAGAATTTGCTACTTCACAAGAGGCATGGGAAAAACTCAATGAGGGATTCCTAAGATTAGAGCCTGCTTTATTTGGAAAGGGGGCTATGGCTAATAGTGGGGTAGCAGTAGTGTATAACGTATTTATAAAGATACGAAAAGCATGGGTAGACCCAGAATTTGATTATGGGCGGTGTTTCAATTATAAAGAAACTAAGTGGACTAGCTTATTGAATAACTACATAGATTTTAATAAGCTTGACTTGTTGCGTAGTAAACTGAGAGTACTGAGAAATAAGTACAATCAGAATTATAATATAACTTATATGTTTAACAATCATCATGATAATGGTAAACAATGTCTAATAGCTGCGACTTTTTCAAAACGATTCGGGGAAGACATCCCAGTTATTACAATGGTAGTTCGGGCTTCGGAGATTACCAAGAGGTTAATATTCGATTTCCTATTAATTCAACGAATGTCAGAGTACGTATATGGGCCGGACCAGTCAGTACAAATCAACCTATTTGCGACTCAAATGTACGGAAATGTGGAGACACTTCTAATGTATCATACCCATAAACCTTTGAAGAAGGTACTTAAAGGAGCAGAGGAGAATTCATGGAATAAGAGGATAAAAGAGATATGGAAAAAATTCCAAAAGGGCACAGAGAAGGAATTCTCTTCATTCAAGGTATTCTTTAGAAGTTTTAAAGTGCTTCGACCAGATTTATATGAGGAAACATATAAATCAATGAAAGCAAAAGAATTACTTCTTGAATACGAAGATATTGAATATCCCGAGAATGTAATTTCTTACTCTCAACGTAAAGCCTATAAAAAGAAACTTTTAAAACAAAAGAACAATGGAAGCTAAGTAATTTTTAAATCAGAAGCGGATAGGATTAGTAAACAAATTTTATTACCAAGTTTTAGAGATTAAAAAGAACGGTGCAGAACCAGATATACCCTTGTTAATGAAAGAGGTAGAGGATTTTGATAATTTTGTATTTCGCTACTGGCATATGACCTGGGTTAATTCTACAATGTCATACAGTTAAATATTTATATAATATGAGGATATATTCTAACAGTTTTGAGTTAATGTCCGAAATGGGCAGAGAACTCAACAGTTATGGTCAAACTGTAAAACCAAAGACCTATCAAAATAAAGTGATTGAAGGTAATGAGGATTTTATTACAAAAGAACTCATTTGCCAACAATATTGTTTAACTTCACTTGGAGACCCAGTATGGTTATTCATATTCTCTCATTCAAAGGAATGGGCAGATGCCGAGTTTAAAGAAAGAATTGGTTGGTATGATTTAAATCCAGGTAAAGCTTGGGAATTGAGAAAAGATTTATGGGAACAGTTTTTGGTGAATGGTAAGTTTGATTACACCTACCCAGAGCGTATTTGGAACTCGTTAGACATTTATGGTAGTACTTCTTTTAACTGTGATTCAGCAATGCAATCAGTTATTGAACTTCTTAAGAGGGATAATGATACTCGTAAAGCAGTACTCCCTATATTCCATGGTACAGATTTAAGATTCCTTGATGGAAGTAAACGTATACCTTGCTCAATGTATTATGATTTCCTTATCCGTCAGAATGGTAAAGGAGAGAAGGTATTACATATTTGCTATCATCAAAGAAGTTCGGACTTTGCCCAACATTTCGGTAATGATATCTATTTAGCTTGGAGATTAATGGAAT